ATTTATGGCATCATCAGTTCAAATACCAGTAACACAAACAGGTTTAGAAGCAAGCGTTCAAGCTGCATTAAAAAGCGTTGGCAAAAATGCTCAAATTAATTTGGGTACAAATGCTCGTCAGATCAATGCTTTAGCTCAACCTCTTGGTCGCATCACTGGACAAGCTGATGAATTTACAAAATCCATGGAAGCTGCAAATGCTCGCGTATTTGCTTTCGGTGCTTCTGTTGGTATTATCAACAATATTTCTAAAGCTTTCGGCGCTCTCGTTAAGAATACAATTGCTGTAGAAAAATCTCTTGTAGAAATTAATTCTGTTTTAGGAAAAAGCTCTTCTGAATTAGATAAGTTTGGATCTGATCTTTTTAAGATAGCTAAAAATACAGGACAATCTTTTGAAGCTGTTTCTAAAGGAGCTTTAGAACTGGCTCGTCAGGGTCTTAAACCAGCAGAAACTCTTGAAAGACTCAATGACGCACTCATTCTAACTAGATTATCTGGATTAGGTGCTGAAAAATCTGTAGAAGGTTTAACCGCAGCAGTAAACTCATTTAAAAGCACTGGTATCACTACTTCAGAAGTATTAAACAAGCTCGTCAATGTTTCTCAAAAATACGCCGTTTCCGAAAAGGATTTGATCGAAGGTTTAAAAAGATCTTCTTCTGTAGCTAAACAAGCTGGTGTTTCATTCGATGAACTTGTTGGTGTTATAACAGCAGTCCAAGAAAAATCCGCTGTCGGTGGTGCAGTTATTGGTACATCGTTTAAAACCATTTTCTCTAGATTACAAAAAAGAGACACGCTGGATGCTCTGCAACAGTTGGGTGTAGAAGTCACTGATGTTCAAGGAAAAATATTACCAGCAACAAGACTCTTAGAAAATTTAGCTGTAAAAATCAAAAGCCTTGATCAGATACAAATAGCGCAGATCACTGAAAAAGTTGGTGGTGGATATCAAATTGATAAATTGATTTCTGCATTGGACGATATGGGATCTAAAGGCTCTATTGCTTTTGACGCTACAAAAATTTCTGCCGAATCTGCAAATCAAGCTTATGCTAAAAATGCAGCGCTCAATAAAACACTCGCAAATTTAATCAATCAAACTACATTAAGCGCTCAAGAACTTGGAGCGACACTTGGTAAGCTTGGAATCACTGATAGCGCCAAAAATCTACTTGGTTTCTTTAATAATCTTTTGGAAAGTATTCAAAAAATTCTTGGCGAAGAAAGTGCGCTTGGTGATGTTTTCAGAGGTCTTGCAAAAGGCATCGGTAACTTAGTTACAGGTCCAGGTTTAGCATTGTTTGGTGCTATTATTCTTAAACTGTCTAAGGATCTTGCTCAATTTGGTTTTGCAAGCTTGAAAAGTTTCTTTGGAATTGGTAAAGCAGCGAAAGAAGTTGAGACTCTTGAAAAATCTATTAATCAAGCTCTTACTTCTAATGTCAGATTACAACAGCAACTGTTCAACTTAGAGGGAAATAGAGCGGCACAGATTCAGTTAATGGCACAAGCTGTCGTTCAGCAAGAAACTGCAATGAGAAGAATGGCTTCGATTTCAAGCTCATTGACTGGCCCTCTTTATCAAGCTGGTATAAGAGGAACAAGCGCTGGATTAAGAACCTCTCCTCCTAGAGCTGCTGGTGGATATATGCCAGCAGTTGCAAAAGAAAGCTCTGACATCAATCGCGGGGTTGGTGGAGCTAAATCTGGAGATCGTCCTGTTGTTATTCCTAATTTTAATTTTGGTGGTGGTAGAAAAGGTTCGATGGTTGCTCATACTGGTGAATATGCCGTTCCTAACTTTGCTGGAAGTGGTGGTACTGCAATTTTCAACAGAGACATGGTTCGTTCTATGGGCTTGCCATCTGGAGCCAAGAAGATCAATGCTGCTGGTGGATTGATTCCTAATTTTGCAAAGGTTTCCGACGTAACAAGATATTTTGCTTCTACTTTAGCTTCTCAAGTTAATAAGTCTCAATCTTCAGATGGGAGGTTATCTCCAGATGATTCCGTTAATTTAATTGGTAATAGATATAAAAAATTATATGTTCCTATTGGGAAAGGAGAGTCAAAAAAAGCTTATGAAGACAGAATTATCAAACATTTTGGATACAGCACAGCAGGAATGGCTCGCGACGACCAATCAGCAGTAGATGGATATAAAAGCCCAACTTCTTTGTTGGAAGTTAAGGGTGGAAAATTCGACAAAAGCGATACAAAAATAAAATTTTTAAGAGCGAATATAGAAAATTACAATAAAAATAATCCTTTAGATTCTGTCTGGACTAAAAATAAAGACAATGTTAAAGTAGATGGTTTACTGGTTCATAGTAACAAAAAAGATGCAGAAAATTCATCAATACCAAACATATTTATTAAAGATCTAATCCAATCTGATAAATATAGAGCGAATAAACAACAAAAATCTAGAAAACTAGATAATACTGGAAAGTATATACAAAACCTAGCTTCTGGTTTCATCCCTAATTTCGCAGCTAGACCTAACGCCTCGGCTGATACTATACGCGCCGCCATCGACGAAGGAATTGAGGGATATAGAAGGCCAGGTCTAAATGAATACGGTCAGCCATTTAAAACTTACTGGTTTCCTGATGGAAGTCAAGCATCGCAAGGTCAAGTTGAAAAAGCTTTAAAACACAATCCATCTGTTGCGAGTGCTAAAAAGAAAGAAGATGCGACAAAAAGACAAAAAAAGATTGATGAAAAAGGAGTCATGGACTTCACTATTGATGCCAATACTCTTGGAGGTATTGCTCTTGTAACCCCAGCTAGAGGAGGTTCTTCTGGAACGCTTTCTGCGCAAAGTTTGATGCAGAATCTTCCTAAAAAACCAGAAGGGTTTTTAATGGATGATAAGCTCATTATTAATAATATTCAAAGCACTGGAGTCCCAACCCAAAAAGACTTTGAACAAATTTCAAGCGAAATCAATAAACGTTTTGCTGGTCCAATAGTCGATCTTGCTCAAAGCTTATATGGAAAATTATATTCTGGAGCGAGTGGATCAGAGTTTGCGTCTCAGTTAGGACAGTTAAGATCAACATCAAAAGGTGGTATCTTGCCTCCAGGTGCTGAAGGTCAAATTTTTGAAGCTGCTGGTAAAGCGGCTTTGACAAGCATGAATCAAATAGCTTCTGCATTTGATCCTAGTAAGGAAAACAGACCATTTGACTTCACAAATGCAGCATCAATGAAAGAGATGTTGGGAGTAAAAGCTGTTAGAGGCGATGCTAAAAGAGCTGGAGGTTCGAATCGCCAATTCCAAGAAACAGTCAATGGATTAATTAAAAAATCAATTAACGATGAATCATTAAGACCTAAAATCTTTAGCCAAATCAAACAGCAAGCCAGTGGAAGAAAGCTTGCTGAAAATGCTGCTGGAGGATACGTTCCAAACTTTGCTGATCCACTCAAAGAGGCTATAGGTCGTGAAATAGCTGCTGGTGTGCCAGCATCTCAAATCTACATCGACAAAAATCAGTCGCTGAAGAGCGCTGCAAACCCAATGGGGTTGATGGTTGCAAATCGTCGTGATGAACCTGCTGGTGGTCATCAAGGTATCAGCAGAGCAATCAGAGAAGGTCGCGATCCAAAGACGTACGGTGCTGCGCGTGGATTCATGCCAAATTATGCTCCTCAAATTGGAGAAGTAGTAAGGGCAGATGTTGGAAAAACACGAATTAGTGATATAGCAATAAATGATTTCAACAGTGCTTTAAAACAAATTTCAGATCAATTAAGAAAAGGATCGATGTCATTCGCTGATGTTGATGCTGAAATTAGAAAATTAGCAGTAGCTTCTGGAGCATCTAAGGGAGCGCAGCAAAAATTACGTACTGTTGGCGAATCTCTAGTAAGTGCATATAACAATGAACTTATCGCTAGAAATGAAAAAGCAAAAGAACTCAAGCAACAAAGAGCAAATGATAGAATCAAAGAAGCTCCGTCAAAAGGAGGATCAGATATGCTTGGAACTATTTTTGCAGTTCAGGGTGCCATGACCGCTTTAACAGGAGCAACAGAAGGAGCGACTAATGGATTTGCAAAATTCACAAATAGTTTTGCATCTTCTTTAGGAACAATAGCAACTACCGTTTTTGCAGTTCAAGGCATATCACAAGCTATTGGAAAAGAGGGAACTAAATTGGGAGCTGCAATAAAGGGAGTCGGAACTGGATTGATTGGATTGACGGTTGCTCTTCAAGGTGTTTCTTTATTTTATTCGACACTAAAAAATATACGCAACGATTATCAAAAATCTAGCGAAGCATTAGCGGTATTTAATGATACAGCTCTTAAATTTGCAGATTATTTAGAAAATTCAGAAATTTTTAAAACTCAATCAACCAACACAGCCAAAAATATAACTAAAGATGCTGAATATGAATTTTATAAGTCTAAGGGATTTAATGTTACAGGAGCTGCTTTGGATAAGCTTTCTGGCGATCAATTATCTGGTCGCGATGATGTATTGCAATATGTAGATAGAATTAGAAAAAGTGGCTTAATGTCAGATGAAGAATTAAAAGCAGCAATAACAAATATTAAAGAAGTTTCTGGCAATAATGCAGAATTAGCCTCTGCAAAATTAGCTGAAATTGCCGCTAATTTAACTGAACAATCAAACTTCATTTTTAAAGATACTGAAAACTTCTTCAAAAAAGAAAGAACACCGCAGGAAAGAGAAGATTTTACTAAAAAATATGAAAGAGCTGGAATTTCACAAAAAACAATAACTGGATACGTTGAAGCTTTCGAGAGAAAACGTAATGAACAAGCAGAAGATAAACTTAGAATAGAAAGTGAAACGGTAGAGCAAATCAATATCTCTATTGCGCAAGATAAATTAAGAAATTCTATTGCAGAGGCAATTGCTAACTCAAGACGTTTTGAAAATGATTTATTAAATCAATCCCTATTGAGAGCCAGAGAATTGGGAAATCTTGATGAAAAAGGTTTGCGCGAACTAGAAGATAAAATTGCATTACGCGACATTGATAGAAAACTAGAAGACGAAGCCGTTTCTTTAATTCAATCCCAAATTGATAAAGCCAAAGATATTGTAGCAAAAAAAGAAGAAGCTGTAAAACTGGAAGAAAAATTAAACAGCTTAACACCAGAACAACTGAGAAATAGCCAAGATGTTTTAAATATACTAAATGAAACAAATCAACTATTATCTCAGGGGGCTAATTTATCGAATGCGGAGATTGATGCTGCTAAGGATAAATTAGCGAATTTATTAAAAAATTATGATTTGGATAAAAAATCTCTAATAGCAAATCAAGCGACAACGGAAGAGTACAAAGAACAAAATCGCCAACTTAATCTAATCAGTCAAGCTTCAAGAAGGGTATTAGAGGCACAGTCTTTTAGCAGAGAAATCGGAACAACAAGATCTGTCAATGCTAATGATTTGCGAGTTAGCGCACTCGAATCTTCTAAACTTGGTGCGTCTGATTCTCAAATTAGGCAGATTGATAAACAAATAGCCGCAATTAACGCCAATACAGTAGCTTTAGAGCAATCTCTTGCAAGAGAAAAAATATTTGACGACATGAAAAAAGAGTTGTCGGAAAATAATAAAATTACTGACGAAAATACTAAGGTACAGGTAGATAATCAAATAAAAGAAGCCAAAACAATAGATCAACTAGAAGGCTTAGCTTCTCTTATATTTATGTCAAGAGGAGGAATAGATCAAGCGTCTAATATAAGCGCAATGAATGATTTTTTTCAAAAATACCGACAGGATTTAGAGAGACAAGGCGAAGCTGACAAGCAAGCTAATGCAAAAGCCTCTGCCGATCTTCTTAATACGGGAAGAATATCTCCAGTTGTTAGTGCATTAGAAATGTTTAGGCGCTCTCTACTTGAGACTTCTCAAATTATTGATCAAAAAATTCAAGATTTGGAATTAGAAAAATTAACCTCCATATCTGGAAGGAGAAACGCCGAAATTGCTTACGAAATAGAAACTCTTAATCAGCAAAAAGGGCAAAGCCCAGAAGAGGCCGCAAGAATCGCAAGAGATAGACAAAACAAACCTTTAACTCAATTATTAAGCGAAGCTTTTTCTACCACAGAACAAGAAAGATCTATGAATTTGAAAAATTCAATTGTAGACGCTTCTGTTCAGTTTAAAAACAACATGATTGATGGTATCTCTGAAGCCATTGAAGGTGGAAAATCTCTTGGAGATGTTCTTCAAAGTTCTGCTTATGAATTCGTCAAAGCTATCAACAAACAATTAATGAGCAACGCTGTTGATAGTCTTGTTGGAGCTGGCAAGCAAGCTTCATCAGGTGGGTCTGGCTTCTTGGGCAATATAATGTCTTCTATTGGTTTTGCTTCTGGAGGAATGATTTCTGGAGGATCAGGAACAAAAGACGATGTTCCAGCGATGCTTATGGGTGGCGAATACGTCATCAATAAAAAGTCTGTTCAGAAATATGGCCCACAATTCTTAGAAGCATTGAACAAGGGAACAATTGGCGGATATGCTAAAGGCGGAAGAGTTCAAAGTGGAAAAGGAGGATTCTTTACTCCAGGAACTTATGGATTAGGTGGTATTGAAGGAACAGGTAATTTATTAAAGTTTGCAACTCAAGCTTATACTTCTGGAAGTAGAGATTCAATCATAAATGCTGGCAATTATGCATCGATTGCTTTAGAGCCAGAAAGTGTTAGATTGACCAATTTCGGAAGAATGAATAGTCCTCAAGCAGCAGCCACAAGAGCTGCAAAAGAACAAGCTTTTGGTCTTTATTCTCAAGAAATGCAAGCTCAAGCAGAAGCAAAAAAACAAGCAGAAGCTGAAAAAGATGCATTCAAGAAACAGTTGATTATGCTTGGTATCAGCGTTGTTGGTGGAGCTGTTATGAAAGCTGGATCTGCTGGATTCAGCAATGCTATTAGATCAGGAGGAAGTTTAACAGAAGCGTTCAAAGGAGTTTGGAGCGGCAGTGGAGACTTTGGAGGATTAAAGAATCTATTCAGCGGTAATTTCGCAGAATCTCAAGTTGGAAGCAATAAAGAATTAGCGGAGTATATCTTTAATAACTCCGATCTTGATGCGAGGGAAGCATTGGAATACGCTTCTCAATTAACTGGAGAGCCGCTTGAATACAAAACACCATCATCAAGTTTCAATCCAGTGGGAACTGGACCATTCGATGCCCAAGGAAATTATATCGAAGCATGGGCCGATGATCCTTCTAAATGGAGAAAACAAGCTACTGGTGGAACAATTCCATCTATGGGTGGAGTCGATACAATTCCAGCAATGCTTTCTGGTGGCGAATTCATCATGAATCGCTCTGCTGCCCAAAACATCGGAGCTGGTAATCTTCAAGCTCTCAATGCGGGCGCAGGAAGCATCGTTACAGAAGAGAAGACTGAAGAGTTGAACGACAAGCTTATAGCTAAGCTCGACGAGCTTATCGAGGCTTCTGGAGGATCTGGTGGAATAACCATCAACGTCGAAGGATCAACTGGCACAGCATCAGAAGAAAAAAGCGGCAATCCATCAGACCAAAAGCAACAGCTCGCTCGCCAAATCAGAGACGCTGTTCTCAAAGTTATTCAAGAAGAAAAGAGATTGGGAGGCTCATTGAGAAGATAATATGTTTGAACAAATCTCAAATGACGAAAACCAATTCTATATCTCTGGGCAACCATTGATTGGTGTTGAGAGCGCAGAAATCTCATACTCTCATTCCTCAAACATATTGAAGCCGCTTGGTTTTGGAATTGGATTTACAGTTGTTTCTGGACCCCAGCAGCAAACAGTATCGATATCTCAGAATATGATACATTCTGGCGGATTGATTAATTATACTGGTTCAAACAATATAAGCGGCAGTATCAATTATAATGGAAATAACTATGGATTTCAAAGCGGTTACTTAACTAATTATTTAGTCAATTGTGCTGTTGGATCTATCCCAAAAATAACAAGCAATGTCACCGTTTATGATACTATGGTTACTGGCACAAAAAACGCGAGTGGTTCTGTTCCAGTTCCAACTGTTTATGTTCCAACACAAGGATCTATATCTTTAACTTGTGATAATAGTACAACAAATAGAGTTGTAGGATTTGATTATTCAATTAAAATAGATAGAAGGCCAATTTATTCAATAGGCTCTATACTTCCAAAAGAAATAGTAACAATGCCAGTTATTGAGTATTCTGCCAGTGTTCAGATAGATGTTGACGATGCATTTTTATCAGATAGCACTGGCTTTTTATCAGCGAGGCAAAATAAAGGTGTATCGTTTACTATAAAATCAAGAGACAACGCGCAAACGCTTCAGACACTAATTATACCAAAAGCTTCTTTAATATCTGAATCTTTATCAAGCTCTGCTGACGGAGGAGTGAAGTTAACACTAAACTATATTGGACACTCATGAGTACATTTTACGATAGAAGCAATAATATAGATATTGCCAGTGGAGATAGATTAACTGGTTTAACTTATAATCCTGTTTATGGATCTAGAGTTAGCTTTTCGTCTAAAGCCAACACGTATGAAACACAAAACGGATATTATAATTTAATACCTTTATCTATCAACAGCTTAGATGCAAAGTTTGATCTTAGATTTGATTTGAATGAATCTGGAGCGCAAAAGTTAGTAGATTTTATAGAAAGTAAATCTGGCTGCAATCTTTATGGATTTACAGACGCTTCGAATTTCTATAAAACAATCAGTGGTGTCACTGATAATTATGCAGTAAATCACATAAACAAAAACCACTACGAAGTCGCACTATCTATTGAAGTCAATCAGGCCCCGACTTTATTTAACTGGTCTGGAATGAGTTTTATAAACAGTGGATTAACACATTGGAGCGTTGGACAGCAGTATAAAAAATACGACGTTATATACAGTGGCATCAGCAGTAATAAGCTAAACAACTATTACTACTGCTCTGGAGATCACACTTCATCGAGTAGCGCAGTTGACGGTCCAACTGGATCTAATTCACAATGGACACAAAAGTTCTTTTTTGAGCCTGATGTTGGCTTGCAGAACGATGTAAATATCAAGGTTGATAAACTGGAATTCAAAAATTCATTTACACAAAGAACAAAAACAAAATATCAGAAACACCTTGCGCCAATTAATTTAACATATAAGTTTTCTAACATACCAACTATTGAAGCTAAATCAATTATGCACTTTTTAGAGAACAAAGGTGGCTATAGAAGATTCCTTCATTCAATTCCTTCTGTTTATAACAGAGACAAAGTTTACTATTCTCCAAGTTGGACTCACTCATGGAAATACGAAAATTCCCATGATATAGAAGTTACGTTAATCGAAGACCCATTGGGTGTAATACCTACAGGAACATGAATCGACAAATACTAAAAAGCAACTCCGCGTTTGTCGCGATGGGTGATTCTCCAGCTTGGAAAACTGGACAAGAAACAGGTCGTCTTTTTCCATTGGTTCAGAATTGCAGTTTTTCAATTACAAATGAACGTCAAAAACTAAAGCAGATAGGCAGTCAGTCATATGCCGTAAATGATTTAGTTAGAGCGCCGAATGCTTCTTTGGATTTAACTTATTATTTAAATCCTTATTGCAGTAATGAAATACTCGCTGGATTCAACGCTAGTGGAAGCGGATATGCGCCGTGTTTAAGTGGTCTAAAAAATAGAGACCAAAACATATATATCATAATAGATCCAGAGGATAGTAAAGATGCATTTGATGATTTTAAAAGAGATCCGTCGTCGGTGAATTTTAGCGGAATGCAAGCTTTGACTTTCGGCAATTGTTTCTTGAATAAGTATTCTGTATCTTTTGAATTAAACAGCGTTCCAACTGTAGATGTTGGATTTGCTGCTTCAAATGTTAGATTTGAATCTATCACTGGTGGCAGAATATCTATTCCAGCAATCAACAGTGTATCTGGAAACAACACAAACTCTGGTTCATTAAACTTAAGTGGATTATACTCTAGTTTGAGAAGCGGTTATATTTATAACGATCCAAGACTAAAAGACGAATTCAATGCTCCAGCAGCACTTTCTAATTCAAGCAGCTTCGCTTTACAGAACTTACAAGTCGGGGGTGTTGGATTAAATGCATCAGCTAATCCCATTTTACAAAGTTTCTCTTTGGACTTAGATTTAGCTAGAACAGATCTATATGGACTTGGAAGCAATTATGTATATTCTAGAAAGTTAGAAATGCCAGTTAATGGATCTGTTTCTATTTCCTGTTTAGTTTCTGGAATTTCACAAGGAGAATTTCAATCTATTATAACAAATGAAAGCGGTTATAGTTTTGAAGTATCTTTCTGCGATCAAGATAAAATCGTCACTGGTTTTTATAAAATAGAAAACGCTAAACTAGAAAGCGTTAATTATAGTATGCAGGTAAATAATACTTTAAACTTCAATGCATCTTTTTCTTTTCAAGCAAATGAAACTGGTGGATTTTTCATGAAGAGAAGCATTGCTGATCAACCTTCGTGGAATAATATTAGCAATATATGGAGTTCGATAAATCTAAGATGGATTGATAATTTCTCTGGTTATACAGTTGATTTTTAAAAAAAAGTGTAAATAACAAATATATGAATTTAGGCCCAAATACAGTAAGTGGAACATATCGATATATATTGAATCAAAGTGGTACTTCTATTACTTTGGGGGACAATAGTACTGTGAATTGGGATGGAGGAGGGGTTGTAACGAAAGCTGGTAGTCAAACAATTAATGGAAGCAAAACTTTTTCATCTATATTAACTGCGACAAATCAGGTCTCATTAGGCAGTAATTCGTCAGCGTCTAACATTTTTGGAAGAAATGCTTTAGTAAACGAATTCGCATATACTGCTAGTTTTAATTCATTTGGAGATGCCGCGATTGAGAATTATTTTGGAGAATCTTCTAGCTATAATGCTTTTGGACACGATAGCATTTCAAATGATTTTGGAACTCATTACTCTTTTAATATAGATACGTCTAATAGTTTTGGAAGACGTGCTGGATCAAATTCATTTGCGGAGGAGGCTGGTGATAATTTTTTTGGAAGACAATCTATTTACAACGAATTTGGATCAACGGCTAGTGAAAATCATTTTGGAAAAGAAGCATCTTTAAATACTTTTGGATCTACAACTGGAGTAAATTCTTGCGTTGGAACATTTATTATTCAAGATACTGGAAGAATTAGATTGGCTGATTTTAATGGCCCATCATCTCAAACTGGACTTAGAGGAGAAGCAAGAGTTAGTGGTGCATTTCTCTATGTATGTACTGGAGCAACTTCTGGTTGGGGTAGAATTCTGCTTGGAACATTTTAATATAAAATCATATGCCTATCACAAACACACAACCAATCACTGTACCAGCTTCTTCAGAAAAAACCTTCGATTCTATATGGATCAAAAGAGTTATAATTAATACTCCAACACCATCTGGTAGATCATTTGCTGAAATTTTAGTATGCCCATACTCAACGCAAGATCAATCTATTTATGAGGGTCAGCAGAAAAGATTAGAAATTCCAAACATTCTCGAAAAAGCTCAAACTAATCCAAAAATCGCGGCAGCAATGCAAGCAATTATAGAAGCTGTTGATTCAATTATAAACGAGCAGCCATAAAAGTAAAAAACCCTCCAAATGGAGGGTTTTTATTACTTCTTCCCGAAGTCTACTTTGATTTTATTGTTCTCAAATGTTTTCATTTGATCTGGATGTTTAGCTCCTCTTCGTTTGGCGGAATAGTCCGAGAAGTACTTCTCTTTAATTGGATCTTTTCCACCAGCAAGCGAGGCTCTTTTATCGCTCATTTCAGCGCTCCTATCAAGGAGGTCTCCATATGTTCCTTTTTTGTTTTGGGTTTTATCAACGAATTGCTTCGAACTAAAAGGATCAACTTGAGAATCAATAGAGGCATTTGGAACAGTAAAAACACGCTTCCAACAATCTTCATCTCCAGAGACGCCTGAATACTGATGAACATCGTTCATACCTTGGAAGATTTCAACGTACTCGTCAGTTTCGGTGTTATGATAAATATAAACTGGCATTTTAATAAGAAGCTAATATATAATTAACAGTATTTGAATATGTCAAACTCTTTCCAAGAGCGACACCAGAAGCATTTAAAGATTTGGCTTTAGAAGCAGCGGTTTCCATTGCAGAAACAACATTTTCCTCATTCCAATCAAACATAATTCCTTGATTGTATTCAGATCCCTTAGAAAAGAAGAAGTTATCATAAATCGGGATTTCTCCAGAAGGTTCAATCAACAAACAATTGTCTTGATTTGCCCAATCCTTATGAGAAGTAGCATTTAGAACGATGCTCCACTTACCCAAGCAAGTAGCGTTGAAGCTTGGAAGATTCCATCCTTCTGCGCCACTAAGACCAGTAAGATCGATATCAATCGCATTCAAGAATTCATTAACCTCAGAGTTCTTCTTTAGATAAGGAAGGAAGTTAATGTTTGTATATCTCTTTCCATCAAGAACAGAAGCAATGACTGCTTGCATCTGCTCTGGCTTGAAAAATGGATTCGTAATGCAGCAAGAAAGTTGATAACGATTATCATTGCCAAAGCGCTTGAGCCACGCCTTGATAATTTTTTCAGTATGCTTTCTTTTTTCAAACTTCCCCATCAAACCAAAATGAACGACACCTTCTAGGTAAGTCTTAGAAGTTCTGCCAAAATCCTGATCGAACCCCATAGGAACAAAATGACAATTGTCGCATCCACTCTGTTCGAATAAAGACTTAGCGTAATTTGAGCTAAAGAGAGTTGCATCCTGAGACTTGCAGACAGAAATCTCTTGAGCTGTAGGTTCGCTTGTTTCATAAAAAGTTAAAAGATTTTGACGATTAGACTTCCGATTTTCACCACCGTTCAAATGCCATAGTTTAAAAGATGGAGCTTTTGATGCCAAAATATCCCAACGCTTATTAATAGCTTGCTGAAGCCATGAGGAAAATTGATCATCTTTTTCATACGCCGAAAGATCAACATTTCCAGTAGGAAACAAGCCAACTTCAATATCCCTCTTTGAGAATTCGCGAAGGATATTGTAAGCGACATTCCCGAAACTCAGGGAATTTAATGGAGCTTCAACAATAAGATTTTTCATCAGAAAGGAATGTCTTCGTCGGCATCATCAGAATCAACGCTGTTCGATGCTGGAGCAGATGCGGTCTTTTCTTGCTTTTGACCTCCGCTAAGGAACTTGACTTTATTTGCCTTGATAAAGTTCTTGCTTTGAGTGGAACCATCCTTGCCAGTCCAGCTAGACATTGAAAGTTCTCCTTCAACTAGAGCTTCACGACCCTTAACTAGATACTTTTGGCAGACTTCCGCTGTTCTCTCCCAAGTTTCAACGTCGATAAAGCATTTGTTCTTTGCTTGTCCTTCAGAAATGCAGATTCTGAATGTACAGATTGCCTTTCCAGTGGAAGTAGTGCGAGTTTCTGGATCTTTTACAAGATGACCGAGTGCGATAATTGTGTTATACATTTTTAATTTCGTTTTTTGCTTTATTAATGAACTTGTTGTGAATATCAATACAACCTTGAATACTCATGTTGAGTTCGTTGGAAATCTCTTTCCATGAATGAGGCTTATTGTAACCGAAACAATACCTCATGTCAATAATCTTTTTCACTCTTGAGTCTGGATTTTTTTTAGCCATCTCAAGTACATTTTTAATAATTTCATTGGATTGAATTTCAACTAAAAAATCTTCATGGCTAGATTTCTCCTTGAGTGAATCGCTCAGTGGTTCTTCTATCATTTTTTTATTTTTATTATAAAGATTCAAGCACCTCCAGCGAGTTTCGTTTGCAAGATAAGTTGGGAACTTGGTGTTTCTATCTGGCTGATATTTTAAAGCTGCTGTATAGATATAATAGTCCTTATCCATAAGTATCTCATTTTTATTCATAAAGACACAAGAGTCTGAGACTGTCTTATTGACCATATCAAGATAAATGCCAGAATGTCTATTGATAAGCTCTTTTAGACTATCGCTATCATTATCATCTTTTATTTTATTTATAAGGGATAAGTCTGTGTCCATGATTTTATTTCTTCTTCAGAAGCGAGCTTAATAAGAGTTTCATAAGCAACAGCAGTGAGCCAATCTAAGTTATCAACAGTGTTCCAAGACAATTGGAAATCAGAACGATTAATCAGAGATTGATTATTTTCTTTTTCTGTTTCATTCGCTGGCGGAACTACAGATCCATCTTTAAGCTGCCTGCTAATAAAGACAGAATAACCTTCTTTCTCTTTCAGCCAGTCCATTTCGTTTTCGAATCGAACATCAGTGATGATATTCACACAATCATCCTGCAATTGCTTCTCAACACTCTCAATCCAAATATTCGGATTCTGCTTACGACGAACTTCAGTTCCCCAAGTAACCAAGAACGGACGAATAATCTTCTTTTCTTCGTCGTCTTGAGTAAACGCATCGATTCCAATAGTTTGCCGCAAAAAGTCTCTCACCTCCAACTTCAATTGATTGGCGAAAGACATCTTCTTGGCTTTGATGCCATTTTGATTCAAGATATCAATCAAGCAATCAGCGAATGTGTCTTTTCCGCTTCTAGCGGCTCCAGAGATTCCAATAATTTTCATACTTGTGTAGATCCAAAGCCTCCAGTGTTTCTAGTTGTTTCAGCAAAAGAATCAACAATATTTAATTCAGGTTCAAGAGTTTTAGCGAAAACTAACTGACCGATTCTATCACCTTTCTTATAGATCTTCGATTCATCGATCTGAACTAAGAGTCTGTTGTTGATAGACACATAATCGTCGGGTTGAGCGATATACTTATATCTAAACTTAATAGTGCCACGATACTTATTATCGATAAGTCCGATACTATTAGCCATAACCAAGTTAGTCTTAGAAATAGAAGATCTTGGAAAAGCAAGAGTATGATATCCTACTTCTGGCTCGATAATAACATCTGTATCATATTCTATATAATCGATAGAACTATAATAGATACCAAGCTGCTTCTTGCCAACTATAATTGGATCTGACGAAGCGATAATATCATATCCAGCGTCACCTTCGTGTTGCGGCTTCAATAAGCCGCTTAAGTTATTTAAGTTTAAGTTATTCATCTTGATCAATATGTTTGATTAAATCAGCAGCATACTTATGCATTCCGATATCGGCCAAAACAGATGGAGCATAAATCAATCTGGTTTCTGAGAGGTTCTTCTTAATCGGAACTACGGAAATCACAGCTCCAACTGAAAATTTATCACCGTCTGTGTCCAAGAGTTTTTCCAAAGCTAGTGCGGCAGCATTTTCGTAAGAAATACAATTGTCTATGACGACCTCCCAGTCTGCACTGGAACACAAAAATGATTGAATGATATCTTCTTCTGGCATGTTGAATTATTTATATCACAGATTGCTATGAATGTCAATGATCAAAAAAAATCTGCTATTAAATTAATTTTGGAATACTTTTGATTACAAAAACCGATAAAGACAAGAACAACTTCACTTAAAATTAATTTAATCGTATTCGTAGTATATTAATCGTTGTTTGTTATTGGCTCATCCAAAGTTCTTTGTTTGTAATCGAAAAGCAACTACGTAATCGTAAGGTATTTTTTCTAGTTGTCAAGAAAAAAATTCGACTAAATTTTCAATTGCTTTTGGGATTGATATCGACTATCGTGTAAATCATACTACTATGATTTTTGAAGAACAGATATCGAGAAAACCAAACCATTACCCGTGGACTGAGGATTTTATTGAGGCAATGCATAATGGATTTTGGACAGACAAAGAATTCTCTTTCAAGTCTGATGTGCAGCAATTTAAGGTGGATCTCTCGGAAAGAGATCGCGAAGTGGTCGTCAGAACTCTTTCTGCGATTGGCCAAATCGAAGTGGCAGTGAAGACCTTTTGGGCAAAGCTCGGAGACAATCTTCCTCATCCATCGCTGCAAGACTTGGGCTACGTAATGGCGAACATTGAAGTCATTCACAATAATGCTTATGAGAGATTGCTTACCGTTTTGGATCTTGAGGATGTCTTCGATCAAAACCTCAAGCTTGATTGGATTCAGGGAAGAGTGAAGTACCTAAAGAAATATACTCACAGATTCTACAAGGATAGCAAAAAGCAATATCTTTACGCATTGATTCTTTTTACTCTTTTCGTTGAGAACGTTTCTTTGTTTAGTCAGTTTTACATCATTAATTGGTTCTCTTCTTTCAAAAATGTCTTGAAAGATACCGATCAACAGGTAAAATACACGCGCAATGAAGAGTTGATTCATGCTCTTGTTGGAATGAAGATCGTAAACACGATCAGGGAGGAGTATCCAGATCTGATTGATGATGAGTTTTCTCAGAGGATTGCTAACGAAGCCAAGGAGGCTTTTGACGCAGAATCTAAGATTATCGATTGGATGGTAAACGGAATTGATGAAAAAGGGTTGTCCGCTCCAATCTTGAAAGAGTTCGTTAAAAATAGAATTAACGAGTCCCTCGTTCAAATTGGATTTGATAAGGTTTTTGATGTTGATCAGGAACTTATCGGTGAGACCCTTTGGTTTCAAGAACAGCTGCTTGGAAATAATATGACAGATTTTTTCCATGGTAGACCCGTTGAGTACAGCAAGAAGAATCAATCATTCGACGAAGACGATTTATTTTAATATGAGCAAAGATATTTATTGGTTAAACAAGGACTCTAGAAAGTTCCTCGAAAGAGGATACCTTCTTGAAGGTGAAACGGCAGAAGGTAGAATTCGCGATATTTCGGAGCATGCAGAAGCTTTGCTTGGAATAAAAGGATTCGCTGATAAATTCGAGCGTTACATGCATCTTGGATTTTATTCATTGTCTTCTCCTATTTGGTCTAATTTTTCAAGAAAGAGGGGTCTTCCAATTTCTTGTTTCGGAAGTTATATCGAGGATACTCTTGAGTCCATTACTGGTCACAAGTATTCAGAAGTTTCCATGATGACTAAAGCTGGAGGTGGTACCAGCGCTTATTTTGGTGCGATCCGTGGTAGGGGAGCAGAAATTTCCAGCGGTGGAAAATCAACAGGATCTGTGCATTTCATGGAGCTTTATGAAAAGCTTATGAATGTTGTTTCCCAAGGAAATGTTCGTCGTGGCAGTTTCGCGGCTTATCTTCCCATCGACCATCCAGACATCGAAGAATTCTTAAAAATTCGTGGGGATGGAAACAGCATCCAAGATATGTCTATTGGTGTTTGTGTGTCTAATGAGTGGATGAAAAAAATGATCGATGGCGACAAAGATTGCCGTAAGATTTGGGGTCTAGTTATTAAAAAGCGGTTTGAAAGTGGATACCCTTATATTTTCTTTTCTGACAACGCAAATAATCAAGCTCCACAAGTTTATAAGGACAAGGGATTAACTATTCATAATAGCAATCTCTGTAATGAAATTATGCTTTCTAATTCCGCTGATGAGTCTTTTGTTTGCAACCTTTCATCGCTTAATTTAGAAAAGTGGGAAGATATTGAAAAGACAGATGCTGTAGAAACACTTGTGTTTTTCTTGGACGCTGTAATGACTGAGTTTATTGATAAAACAGAGTCTATGCCTTTCATGGATGCTCCTAGAAAATTTGCAATCAATCAACGCGCATTGGGAGTTGGAATTCTTGGTTGGCACTCTTATCTTCAATCAAAGATGGTTTCATTCGAATCTATGGATGCCAAGATTGAAAACATTAGTATCTGGAAAACTATTAGAGAGCGTTGCGACAAAGCTAGTGAATACCTTGCTTCTCTATTTGGCGAAGCTCCGCTTCTTGAAGGATACGGCAGAAGAAACTCAACAACTATTGCTGTTGCTCCAACCACTTCGAGTTCGTTTATTCTTGGGCAAGTGTCTCCATCTATTGAGCCACTTAACAGCAATTACTTTGTAAAAGACTTGGCGAAGGGTAAGTTCACTTATCGTAATCCACATCTTGAAAAACTGTTAGACTCTAAGGGTAAAAATGATCAAGAAACATGGATGAAGATTCTTGTTAGCGGCGGAAGCGTTCAGTCTCTTGATTTTCTTTCTGAAGAAGAAAAAGATGTATTCAAGACATTCGGGGAGATTTCTCAAAAAGAGATTATTATTCAAGCGGCTCAACGTCAAAAGTATATTGATCAAGGCCAAAGCTTAAATATCATGGTTCCTCCAATGGCAAAACCAAAAGATGTGAATGAGTTAATGATCTTTGCTTGGGAAAATGGAATCAAGGGTTTGTATTATCAACGCAGTGCAAATCCAGCTCAAGAGCTTGCAAGATCAATTCTTTCATGTAAAAGTTGCGAAGCTTAATTTTTTAGTGTAATAAAATATACAACATATTTATGGAAATCGACTTCTCCGAAAGAATTAAGCAATTGTTTGACGCTTCTGAAGCAGCAGAAAGATCAGGACCAAAAAGCGCTGCTCAAACGCCAGCGCCGAAAGAAGATCAAAGAAAAGGATCTTCAAAAAATCCTAAAGGTTCTGCTGGAGAAGATGGTGGCAAGATAGAGTTTTCTGAAAAGATTGTTAATTCTTTAGAAGAGAAAGTCAGATCCCATAATGAAAAGTACGATAAAAAAGTCTCACTATCTCAGTTGAAGAAAATTTATAGAAGAGGTTTGGGGGCTTTTTCCTCTTCTCATCGCCCAGGTCAAACCAGAGGAAGCTGGGCGATGGCTCGCGTTAACATGTTCTTAAAAATGGTTCGCGGCGGCAAAGTTAAAGACTCCTATCGAGCAGCAGATCAAGATGTTGCTTCTGGAAGCGAGCTTTACTATGAGCAAAAAGCAGAAGATGTTTTTTGGGAATTTGATTCTATTGATTTTGATCTAGCAAGAATCGATCTAATCAAAGCTAATGTGGATCTTCATGAAGAGGCTAATATCGACTTATTTGATATCGAATATTCAGAAGCGGAAAAGAAGACGTTAAATAAGCCCTTCAGGCTTCCCAGCGGCTCCAAAAAGAAGTTCGGTGTATATGTCAAGAACGACAAGGGAAACACCGTGATGGTTAAATTTGGAGATCCAAATATGGAGATCAGAAGAGACGATCCAGATCGTCGTCGTAACTTTAGAGCTAGACATCAGTGCGATACTAATGTCGGACCAAAGTGGAAAGCTAGATATTGGAGCTGTAAGTTTTGGAGCAAGAAGCCTGTTTCATCTATGGCTTCAGAAGATTTTCTTTTGAGTGATGATGATGGCATGGACTGGGATTGGGATGATTCTACATTCGTAGAGCAAGATGATATTTTTGCCGCTGATCCAGAATTGAAAAATATTGAAATTGAGATTGAAGAAGAGGATCTGTAAGTTTATAATCATGCATTCGCATGAATGTACTTTTTATATCAGACTTTAACTTAAATCAAAATTCTGGTGGAGCGCAGGTCAGCAATAACGAAATAATTAAAAAGGGGATTGAGCTTGGACATAATATTACTGTCCATAATTATGACTCGTCCCCATTAAATTTTATTTATAAATACGATCTAGTTATCAGCTCTAATTTGGAGGTTATTAATTACAAATCTCCACATATTATTGATTTTATCATAAATCATGATAATCACGTTAGGCTTGAACATGACTCTTGTTATTATTTTGATAGAGAAACACGCAAAAAATTATTCACATCGAGTAAAATTAATTTCTTTTTATCTAACTTTCATATCGCTTTTTTTAGAGAATTATATGGAGACTATTTCACCAATGTAGAAATTGTATATGATCCAGTAAATTGCTCAGCGATTTCTAATGAAACAAAAGAAAAAATATACGATATAACTTACGCTGGATTTTTGCATGAACTAAAGGGGTCCAATAATTTGTACGAATTTGCTAAAGAAAATTCAAACCGACAGATTAATATTTTCGGCTGGTCCGAGAATGAAAGTATTATTCAAAGATTATCTTCTCTTGATAATGTAACTTTTCATGGCAAAAAAAGTTATTCTGAAATTTTAGAAATATACTCTCAATCTAAATACATTTACCACAATCCAATTGTTAATGAGCCATTTTGCAGAATGGTGGCTGAAGCTATTTTATGTGGATGCAATTTTATAGGTGACAAAAGTAAAATAGGTAGTATTCAAGAATTTGAAAAAAATGGATATAATAAATTTGCAGAAAATTGTCAAAATGCCGCCAAAATTTTTTGGAATAAATTAACACAACATACAATATATGAACAATCCATTTGATTTTTTTGATGCTATTTTTTGTATAAATTTAGATTCTCGCCCAGATCGTTGGCAAGAATGTTTAGAAAAATTTAAAATATTAAACATAGAAGATAAAGTTCAAAGATTTTCTGCTATTAGAATTGTTGATAGCAATAACATGTCTAATAAATTTCTTGCTCGATGCGGATGCTCATTGTCTCATTTCGAAATTTGCAGAATAGCCAAATTAAAAGGATATAAAAACTATCTTGTTCTTGAAGATGATTTTGAACTCAATCTAAAAAAAGAAGAAATTTTTGACTTACTTAACAAAGCAGTCTCAGAACTGCCATATAGCTGGGATATGTTTTATCTTGGAGGAAATTTAACTGATGAATATGGAACCTTTCCTATTGAAAATTTTTCTGATAACTTATTTAAATTAAATTCTTGCCACACAACACATGCAATGGCATTTAATCAAAAATTTTATGATCAATACTTGGAAAATGCTCCAGATTTTAATAGCATTTTTGAATGGACACATAAAAATGAAGTGATAGATGTTTTTTTAACTAAAGAGTTTTTAAGAAAAATTAACTGCTTTATCAATAAAAAACTAGTAATTAATCAAGCTGTTGGATTTTCTGATATAGAAAATGCATCTTATGATTATCGCGATTGGATGTCTCATAATTTCGAAATTTTTAAAAATAAAATTATATGAATGATTTAAGTTTATTTAGAGAATCAATAACTAGGTGGTTTGCTGATATTGGAGACAGTACTCATAATATTACGCACGACCTTAATGAACATTCTATTGTCATGGATATTGGTGGATATAATGGAACTTGGGTTGATTCGATTATTTCTAAATACAATCCAAATATTTATATAGTAGAACCAATAAAAGATTTTTATTTGGGCATGGTTAATAAATTTTCCAATAATAAAAAAGTAAGATTACTTAATGTTGGTATTTCAACTCAAGATAAAAATGGATTTATATTTTTAAATGGAGACGCTAGTTCTTCAAATATTAATAACTCTCAATCAATTGAAGTTGAATTTAATACGATTGAGACTATTTTCAAAAAGTTTAAATTAAACAGTGTTGATTTAGTGCAGATCAATATAGAAGGAGATGAGTATTCAATTATGGAATATATGATAGATAATAAATTTATCAATAGATTTAAAAACATACAAATTCAATTTCATTGTAATATAGAAAATAATATCATTAGAAGAGAAGAGATACGAAAAGCTCTTGAGCTTAATGGCTTTAAAATAAAATTTGATTATCCTTTTGTTTGGGAAGGATGGGGGAAATGATTGCTATTAATTTAAAAGGTGGACTTGGAAATATATTATTTCAAATTGCCGCTGGAATATCAATTTCAAAAAAAATAAATTGTGATGTTACATTTCCGAATTTAATCAATCATCTTGATTATTTAACAAATGAATTGACTTACAATCCAAAACTCTCTCATGGCGCAGAATATCTTAAACTTAATTTTTTAAAAAATTTAAATACATTTCCTATTAAAACCGATAAAAATTATTATTATCCATTTTGTTTTGCAGATTTTTTACCTGATAAAAATTCATTTATTGACGGTTTTTTTCAAAGTGAAATGTATTTTACTGATTGTCGAGAATTGATTATTTCTTATTTTGAATCCGATTTAGAAATAAAAAATTACATTAAATTCAAATATTCTTCTATATTGGAAAACGCTACATCGCTACATGTAAGAAGGGGCGATTATCTTAATTTTTCAAATATGCATAAAATTCAAAATTATAAATATTTTCAAAAAGCCATATCTATATTGCGTGATACAACGAGTAAATTTCTAATACACAGCGATGATATAGAATGGTGCAAATCTGTATTTATTGGAGATGAATTCGTATTTATTGAAAATGAAAAAGACTATATTGAACTTCATATTATGTCTATGTGCAAAAACAATATTATTTCAAATTCTAGTTTTAGTTGGTGGGGAGCTTGGTTAAATAATAATTCAGATAAGATTGTCGTCGCTCCCAGCAATTGGTTTGGGCCAGATAAAGATCTTCCTGAAACAGATATAATTCCACATAATTGGATGAAAATATAATATTGAAAATACAAAACCTTAATTTATATTTAAATAAATAATATGGAAAAAATATATTCTAAAATAGAGCCAGGTAAATTACTGCACTTTGTCCGTAGAAATAAAGAGGCTATTCTTCAAAGACAAGATTTAGTTGATCCAGAAAACTTTATTCAATGCTCTCATTTAAAACTTAATGCTGGTCAAACATTCAAGGCTCACAAGCATATTTGGAAACATCGAGCAATTAATACTATAGCACAAGAATCATGGGTAGTTATTAGCGGTAGTGTAGAATGCTATTTTTATGATCTTGATGACTCATTATTAGAGATAATTACATTAAAAGCTGGAGATGCTTCATTTACTCTTGAAGGAGGTCATAATTATTTAATTCTTGAAGACGACACTGTTGTTTATGAATATAAAACTGGACCATACGAAGGTCAAGCCTTAGATAAAACTTTTATTTGAAATAACCAGAATTGTTAAAATGCAAAGGCTGTTCGCAAATATAGGGGTATATTCATTACATAAAATATAAACATACTATGGTTGAAGCATTAGGGAGCGACATAATAATTGATAACGATATTGTTGTAAAACAAAAATTATCAATAAATGGTTCGCATATAGCAATAGATAAAGGTTTTTATTGTACAGCAAATGCTAGTATTGGTAGTTATGTTCATATTGGACCTTATGTAACCGTAATAGGTGGTAAAGAAAGTCATTTTAAAGCTATTGGCTTTAATAATATAATGGCTGGCGCTAGAATTATATGCGGGTCTGATAGATTTGATGACAGCGGTTTATTTGGCGCTATGATTCCAAAAGAATTAAAAGGAACTCAAGTAATTAAACCCATAATTATGGAAGAGCTTTCAAATATAGGTACAAATGCAATAGTTTTACCTGGATCTACATTAAGAAAAGGTGTCCTACTAACCGCTGGAAGCTTATTAATAGGAGATACGGAAGAATGGGGAATTTACAAAGGTAATCCAGCTATTCTGATTAAAAAAATTAATCCAAAAAAAATAATTGAAAATTATGAAAAATTAATCTATAATGACTCGAAATATGAACTTTGAATCTGTTACTTTATTAGAAAATCAAATTGCTAAATTTTTTAATGCTCCCTATGCAGTTGCGACAGATAGCTGCACCCACGGTATAGAGATTTGTTTAAGATTGAAAAATGCTAAAAAAATAAAAGTTCCATCCAGAACTTATTTATCAATACCTTTTTTATCTAAAAAATTAAATATTGAAATGGAATGGACAGATACCGAGTGGAAAGATTACTATCATTTAACAGATGAAATTATTGACGCTGCCGTTCTTTGGAAAGAGGGATCTTATATTCCAAAAACTATGATGAGTATTTCTTTTCAGTTCCAAAAACATTTAAGTTTGGGCAGGGGAGGAATGATTTTGCTAGATGATAAAGAAGACGCTTTAGCTTTAAAAAAAATGTCTTATGACGGAAGGCTGCCAAGTATTCCATGGAGAGATCAAAATATCAACTCTATTGGCTATCATTACTATATGACACCAGAAACAGCGAATTTGGGATTACAAAAAATTGAAAAAGCAATAAAAGAAAAACCAAGACAGTGGAATTACTTAGATTGGCCAGATTTAACACAAATGGATATTTTTAAAAAATAATAAAATTATATGAAAAAAGCATTTATAACAGGAATAAATGGACAAGATGGATCTTATCTTGCTGAATACTTGCTCTCTATCGGGTATGAAGTTCATGGGATTATTCGGCGCAATTCTACTACAGAAAGCCAACAAGATAGATTTTCTGAAGAAGTAAGAAAAAGAATTCACATTAGATATGGAGATCTTCTTGATATATCATCGCTACATCAAGCATTAAGAGAAATCCAACCTGATGAGATTTATAATTTGGCGGCACAAAGCCATGTGCGCATTAGTTACGACATACCTCAATTTACAGCAAATGCCAATGCTATTGGCGTTTTAAATCTTTTAGAAGCATACAAACAAGAATGTCCCACTGCTAGATTTTATCAAGCCAGTTCTTCAGAAATGTTTGGAAATTCTGTTGATAACGATGGATTTCAAAGAGAAAGTACACCACTTACTCCCGTAAGTCCTTATGGATGCTCTAAAGTTTTTGGATTTAATATTACTAAAAATTATAGGAATGCCCATAAATTACATATCTGTAATGGAATTTTATTTAATCACGAATCTCCAAGGAGAGGATCTAACTTTGTCACTAACAAAGTAGTAAAAACAGCTGTAGAGATTAAGCTCGGAATTTCAAACAAGCTTGAACTCGGTAATATGGACTCCTATAGAGATTGGGGTCATTCATATGATTATGTTCGTGCAATGCACTTAATTTTGAACGCTGAAAAAGCTGACGACTTCGTTGTTTCGACAATGCAAACCCACTCTGTCAGAGAAATGGTTGATTATGTATTCAATAAGCTAGAATTGAATCCCGATCATTATGTCATTCAAAATTCTAAATTTATTCGACCAGAAGAATTAAAATACCTAAAAGGAGATTCTAGCAAAATAAGGCAGACTCTTGGTTGGTCGCCAAAATACTCATTTGAAGAACTGATGGACGAAATGATAAACCATTGGATGGATGTTTTAAAAAAGTAATATGAAAAAAGTTATTATTACAGGCGTAACTGGTCAAGACGGCAGCTTCATGGCTGACTATCTATTAAAAAATACAGATCATACTATTGTCGCTGGAGCGCGAAGGCTTAGTGTGATCAATCATAAAAATATTAATCATCTTAAAAATCATCCTAGATTTAAGTTGATTGATCTTGATGTCGCAGATTCACAGAATGTCGAAGATGTAATTCGTACAGAGAAACCAGATTATTTTATCAACTTTGCCGCAAACTCTTTCGTTGGCAACAGTTGGACTATGCCAGTCAATCATATGAACACTAATTGTATGGCAGTATTGTATCAGCTTGAAGCCATTCGCAAGTTTGCGCCACATTGCAGATACTACAATGCAGGCTCCTCAGAGGAATTTGGCGACGTTGTTACAGCCCCACAGTCAGAGAGTCATCCATTGCGTCCTAGAAGTCCATATGGAGCTTCTAAAGCCGCTGCCAGACATCTTGTAAAAGTCTACAGAGATTCATATGATTTATATGCAATCCAAGGATGGTTGTTCAACCATGAAGGAACTCGCAGAGGAGTCGAGTTTGTCACTAGGAAAATCACCACAAACATTGCAAGAATTAAAAAAGCAATTGATGCAGAAGAATCTTACATGCCGCTGGAACTTGGCAATATCGACTCCAAAAGAGATTGGAGCGATGCCGAAGATTTTGTCGAAGGCGTTTGGTTAATGTTGAACCAAGAGTTTTACAACAAAGACCTTACAACAAGGTTCAAGACTCGCGGTAGAATCACAGCCCCATTTGAGACTGCTGATGATATCAAATGGCTTTCCAACAATATAAAGGAATATGTGCTTAGTTCCAACGAAACACATACAATTCGTGAATTCGTAGAACTAGCTTTCTCTGCTGCTGGAATTCAAGGCTATTGGCAGGGTTCAGGTTTAAATGAAGTGTTTCTCCAAAAAGAAACTGGAAGAGTGTTGATGGTTATTAATGAAAAGTTTTATCGCCCAGCAGAGGTTGATCTCTTGCTTGGTGATTCCACAAAAGCTCGCGAAGAGCTTGCTTGGTCTCCAAAAACTTCCTTCAAAGAATTGGTTGACAAAATGGTTGAGTATGATATACTCGAATATGGCCAAGGCTAAAATCAATAAAAAACACATCCTCGCCAGACTCACGCTTGTTCCAACTAGGGACAAGCGTTTGTTTTACATGCGTGAAATGAAATTTTTGAATGACCTTTGCGAAAGGTATTCTTTAGAATTCATGAATATCGTTTCTTTTGATAAAAAATTTGATTCGCTTGCTTATATAGTCTGCGACAAACTGAAAGAAGTCATGGATCAAAAGTTTCGAGCTTTTAATTATTGTGTTGATCTTTCTAAGTACGAGAGTTATAATCTTGGCGATAAGGTCGGAGAAGATGTCCTTCTCGACAAAAAAAATAAAACAATCAAAGACTTTCTAAATGAGTAAACTAAAAGAAAAAGAACTACAAAAATCAAGCGACATTTTAGGTTCGTTCTTGAAGCAAAATTCAAGCGATCATTACAACTTCGAAGAGGCTATTGAATATAAAGTGTCAAGTGGATCTCTACAGCTAGATCTTCATCTTGGCGGCGGGCTTGGGCCAGGTCTTCATCGATTCGTTGGAATGAATGAGGGAGGTAAAACTTCCGCAGCTTTGTCTTTCATGAAGAACTTTTTGGAGAAAACTCCAAAAGCAAAGGGTTTTTATATCAAGGCTGAAGGTAGGCTTTCTCAGGAAATGAGAGAAAGATCAGGTATCAAGTTTGTTTTTAGTGCCGATGAATGGGAACAGGGAACTTGTTTCGTTTTTGAGAGCAATATTTATGAAACTGTTGTTGACGTAATGAGACAGCTTGTTGCGAAGAATGATGAAGGTAATCTTTATTACTTTCTGTTAGACTCTGTTGACGGATTGATTTCTAAAGGCGACTTGGATAAGAGTTTTGAGGATTCTAATAAGGTTGCTGGTGGCGCTGTTATTGCTGCAAACTTTATGAAAAGACTCTCGATTGGTTTGGCTAAGAGAGGACATATTGCTGTTTTCATTAGTCAGGTCCGAGCGGACATCAAGCTCGATCCATATTCTAAAGCTCCAGTTCGACAAACCTCCGCAACTGGAGGCAATGCTTTATTGCACTTTGCTAATTGGATTCTTGAGTTCGAGTCAAGAAATAAGGGAGATCTAATTCTTAAGAGTTCGACAGAAAGAATCGATCCAGTTACTAATCCTATCGTTGGTCATTTTGCGAAGGTCACTGTCAAGAAGTCTCCAAATGAAAAAACAAATCTAACAATTCCATATCCAATTAAATATGGAAGAACAAACGGAAGTTCTATTTGGGTTGAAAAGGAAATAGTCGATCTTCTCATGCTTTGGGAATTCTTGACAAAGAAGGGTTCTTGGTTGTCTGCAACTGAAGAGTTTGATGAACTCCTCGTCGAAAATGGTTTCCCAAGATTTGAAAAAATTCAAGGTCAAGAAGCGTTGTTCAACTTTATCGAATCTGATAAAAACCTGTCCAACTTCTTGATCAGCTATTTTAAGAAAACAATCGCAAATGAAGTTTAAAACTCTTTCTGGATCTACCGCTGAACTAAAAAACGCTAAAAGGTATTTGGTGAAGTGGGATGCCGAAAGCAGAAGCAAGTTTCAGTTCTCTGTTAAGGAATTCCTTTATCCTTACTGGAGAACTGATATTGTTTTTGAGGAGTTTCGGATTGTCGGCACTCGCCTTTCCTTTGATCTATACAATGCTAATAAAAAAATAGCAATAGAAGTTCAAGGAGCGCAGCATACTAAATACGTTAAATTCTTTCATGGAAATCGCATGAAATATCTTGATCAGTTGAAAAGGGATGACAAGAAGCTCAGGTTCTGCGAAATCAATGATATAAAATTGGTTGAAATATATCCAAACGACAAAGTAAATATCGAGCTTTTTGAAAGCTTTGGAGTCGTTTTATAAACTTGACACCTCAAAAAATACAGCAATAATCAAGCATGATCTATAATCTCGAATTGGAAAAGCAGCTTCTCGCCGCTTTGATTAAGGAGCCTGAGAGCTATTCTGAAATTTCTAATTTCATTAGTTCTAAAGATTTTTATTCAGAAGACTCGAATCTACACAGCACTATTTTTACAATCATCAAGCAGTCTATTGATGCTGGCGAGCAACTTGATGAAGTCATCATCGCTCAGCGCATCAATACTTTGAATCTGTCTTTTGAAGATAGGGTGAATCCATCTGATTACATTCGCTCTCTTGCACTTCGTAAGGTGCCAAAAGGCAATCTGATTAAGACTGCCAAGGAACTGAAAAAGTTCACTATTCGTCGTGAGATTTTTGAGTCTGCTCAAGAAATCGCTAAAAAAATGAAGTCGGTTGCTCCAGAGACTCCTTACTCTCAAATTATCGAGCAAGCTGACAATGTTTACAATTCCAGAATCAATCTCTATGAGATTGGCAACGATGTTCCAGAAAACATCTATGATGAAATGGAAGCTCTTATCGAAGAGCGCGGCAATAATCCTATCAAGGAATTCGGCATGATGGGACCGCACCCAAAGATTAATCAGATTTATGGATCTCTTCTTCGACCTGGTAATATCACAGTTATTGTTGCTCGTTCTGGTGTTGGTAAGACTCAATGGTGCATGGATTATAGCACTAAAGTAGGAATTAAATACAACGTTCCAGTTCTTCACTTCGATAACGGAGAAATGAGTAAAGAAGAACTTATTATGCGTCAGTGTGCTGCAATTACTGGTGTGCCTATGCATCTTCTAGAAACTGGTGATTGGAGAAGGGCTGGTCAAACTGTCGTTGATAAAGTTCGTGAGGCTTGGCCCAAGATCAAGGCTATGAAATTTTATTACTACAATGTCGGCGGCATGGATGTTGATTCCATGATCAAGACTTTGAAGAGGTTTTACTATGGAAAAGTTGGGCGAGGAAATCAAATGATTTTTTCTTTCGACTATATCAAGACCACATCAGAAGCATCTGGCGGCAAAAACGAATGGCAGATTGTTGGTGAGATGGTTGACAAGTTTAAAAAGTGCATTCAGAAAGAAATACTTCATGATGGCAATCCAGTTATTCCCATGATTACTTCTGTTCAATCTAACAGAAGCGGTATCACTAATAACCGTCAATCTCAGAATGTCGTTGACGATGAAAGTATCGTTTCACTTTCTGATAGAATTACTCAGTTTTGTTCTCATATGTTTATTCTTCGAAATAAGACTACCGATGAGATTGAAACAGAGGGTCCAAGCTTTGGCACTCATAAGCTAATCAACGTAAAGGCTCGTCACCTTGGTAAAGATATTGCTGGAGCTGTAGAACCTGTTAGAATTGGAGATACACTTAGGAAGAATTTTATTAATCTTGAATTTAAAAACTTCTGTATTTCTGAAAGAGGAGATTTGCGAGACATTGCCTCTGTCGCAGAAGGAAATTTTGAACTAGATGAAAATGACAGCGACTCAATCCCAAACTTCGGTTAATCCAGAACAGATTCAATCTACGTTAGAGAGCATTGGTTACTCTCTCGTCGATTTCGGCAATCATTGGAGGACCAATGCTTTGTATCGAGGTGGAGATAATAAAATGTCTGTCCGTATTTATAAAAATACGGGGGTATGGACTGACTTTGTAAATGGCAGCAAGTCTCTTCCGTTCGAAAGACTTCTTCAATTAACCATTGGCACAGATTATAAAAAACTAAAAGAAATAACATCTTCTCTTCAAAAGAGTGATGAGTTCGTTTATACAAAAAAAGAAACTATTGAAATGGAAGAAATTTATCCAAAAGAAATCCTACAGAAGCTATTCCCAAACTATAACTTTTATACAAAAAGAGGTTTTTCCGAAGAGACTTTGAAGTTTTATAAAACTGGTCTTGCTGGAGCTGGCAAGATGTATCGTCGAATGGTTTTCCCAATATTCAACGAACATCAACAGATCATTGGTTTCAGTGGAAGAAAAATTGACGAAGGTAATGATCAGTCTCCAAAATGGAAGCATTTGGGCAAGAGAAAGAATTGGGTTTATCCAGCTTGTATCCCCAATGAAACTACAGTTGATTCTATTATCAAGCAGAAGCAAGAGGTTGTTCTAGTCGAGAGCATTGGAGATAGCATGGCTCTTTTTGATTCTGGTATTAAAAATAATCTAGTTACTTTCGGGATTGGTTGCAGCCCATCGATAATTAATTATTTGAATTCAATGCCAATCAAGAAAATCATAATCTCTACAAACAACGATTTTCAATCTTCTATAAATCACGGATACAATGGATCTATCAAGATTTTAATGGCTCTTCAACCTTACTTTGATTTTGATTGTTTGGAAATTCGAATGCCTCCAGATGGATTCAATGATCTATCTGATGCTTATGAAAGTGGACATAACTTAGAATCTTGGTATAATAAAGAGATTAATAAGAAAGAATATCTTGCAAATTTGCATACTTATGTTAAAAAGTACATGAACCTTTTTAAGCAAAAGGAAGCTTCTTCGTTGATCAAATTGATTGAAAATTATGAGTAATCCAGTAACGCCATTATCTGCTAGTAGAATCAAAACAGCTCAATCTTGCAGTTGGCTTTATCATGCAAAGTATGTTCTTGGATTGCCCGATTCATCAAATGATGGAGCAAAGCGTGGTAGTATTTGTCACTTAGTTTTTGAGCTTCTCGGTGAGCCGAGGCGCAATGCTATTTATCAAAAAATCATTGAAGAAGAAGACATCTTCGCAAGTGAATCAGTGAAGAGGCTTGTTCTCAAGCACGCTAAAAAGTCTGGGGTCGATGATCCAGAAAATATTGAAATGATCAAGGAAATGACTCTAAATGGTTTAGAGTATGATTTCTATGGCAAAAAAATTGATGATCCAACTGAAGCTATTTCCGAAAAAGATTTCGAGATTGTTCACGAATCCGAATGTGGAGAAATTAAATATAAAATCAAAGGATTCATCGATAAACTCTTTCTTTATGAAAACAAGAGCTTCGCTTTGATTCGCGACTTCAAAAGCAGCAAGCAAGTATTCAAGGGTAAGGAAATCACAGATAACCTTCAGGATTATATGTACAGCTTGGCTGTTAAGCATTTATATCCAGAGTATAAGAATCGTCAAAGTGAATTCCTGTTTTTGAAGTTTAATTTGGATGATGAATCCAAGCTTAGAAACAGTCCCAACAGTCTTTTACAGAAGAAAGAGAAGTCTTCTGGCGTTGTGTCTATGGCTTCTATTTCCGAAGATGATCTAGAGGGTTTCGAATATCAATTGAGTGCTATGCAGAATTATCTTGATAATTTCTCTGCAAAAGACGCTGTGAATAATTTAGCTGCAAAACAACCATTTCCATCTGATAATTCATTCAGTGGTCCACTTCAATGCGGATTTGCGAAGGTAAAAGGTCAACTCAAGAAAGACGGATCTCCAATGTGGCATTGTTTCGCGAAGTTTCCGTTTGATTATTATGTAGTTTTAAACAAGGACGGAAAGATGATCAAGTCTTATAATGAGGGAGATTTCGATCCATCTTGCGTTAAAGAAGATCAGACTTTCGAGAAGCGTCACTATGCTGGATGTCCAGCTTTTAATAAAAAATCTTATTGATTGACAATCTGGAATTTCATGATAGGATCATGGTAGATGATTCCTCTTTTCAAATCGACATACTCAATTGGGAAAAGTATTCTAACTCTCGATCATCCCGACAAGAATCGGGACGATGGATCTGATAGTATTTTTTCGATAGCTCAAGAAGCCTCTTTGGATACTCTCTATTTAGTAGAGGATTCGATGATCGGCTTCTTTGATGCGTTTAAAAAATCAAAAGAGTTTGGAATGAAGCTCGTTTTTGGTTATAGGTTCACATGCTGCACAGATTTAGAATCTACCGATTCTTATCACAAGCTCATTGCTTTTGCTCGCAATGATGATGGATGCAAAGACTTGAATAGATTTTATAGCTATATCAATACTCAATCCAATTCTGTTATTTCGAACGATGATTTGGTGCGCCTTTGGACTGACAATATGCTTTTGGCTGTTCCATTTTATGATTCATTCATTTTTAAAAATCATTTGTCTTTGAGCAACTGCACACCAGATTTTAAATCCATCAAGCCTGTTTATTTTATTGAGAATAATAATCTTCCGTTTGATGCTATGGTGGCAGAAGCTGTTAAGAGTTATGCTTCTCTAACAAATTGCAGAGTTGAGCTTGCCAAGTCTATCTATTACCGTTATAAATCTGATTGCGAAGCTTTGCAAACATACAAGGTCATTTGCAACAGAAGCTTTGGCAGGCAAGCCACGCTGTCTTCGCCAAATCTAAATCACTTCGGAAGTGATGAATTTTGCTGGGAATCATTTCAAGAACAATGAAAGAAGAACTACTTAGGTTTCAAAGAAACCAAAAATATCTAATCATCGATACTGAGACCGAAGGGCTTAACTTGGTTAAGTCTCGACCTTGGCAATGCGCTTGGATTACTACTGTCGGCAAGAACATCGTTGAAAAGAACGATAGATATATCAAATGGGACAACCTTCAGGTCTCAGAAGGTGCCGCCAAGATCACTGGATTTTCTGAAGAACAGTATCTCCGCAGGGCGGAAGATCCAAAGAAGGTTTGGAGAGATCTTTCTAAATATCTGTTCGATCCAGAATATATCGTTATTGGCCAAAACATTTTGGGCTTCGATGTTTATATGTTGAATATTTGGCTGAAGGGTATTGGTCAAAACAGTGATTATTCTTATTTGCCAAGAGTGATTGATACGAAGTCTTTATCTACAGCTATTTTTAAAAATATCTTGCCAGATCGTCAAAACTTTTTATCTTGGCAGTATAAACTACTCAATCATAAAGAAAAAGGCTTGAAGACATCTCAGGCTAGTATGCTTAAGCATTACAATATTCCTCATGATCCCAAAAAACTGCACGATGCTCTTTATGACATCGAAATGACTTTCCAAATTTTCCTAAAACAAATCTACGATATCGAAGTATGAAAGAGCTATTTACTGAATACCAAAATCCATTTCCAGCGGGCGTTAAACTGCCAACTATTCACATCGAGCAGAAGTATTACGACTTGCTTGGTTGTAGTTCTGAAATCAGCAATTTCAACTTCTTGAGAAAGCTTTGTTTTTGGGGTGTTAAGAATCGTAGTATTGACAAGCTGAAAAACAAACAAGAATACTATGATCGTCTCACTATGGAGCTTTCTGTGTTTGAAGAACTAGGTTTCGTGGACTATGTTCTTTTGAATTGGGACGTTCTTAATTTCTGTCACGAATCTGGAATTCCTACTGGTGCTGGTCGAGGCAGTGCCGCTGGTTCTCTTGTTCTTTATGTGGTTGGCGTAACTAATATCGATCCAATCAAATACGATCTATTCTTCGAAAGATTTGTTTCTAAGAGTCGAGCCAAAAAGATCTTCTCTAATGGGGAAGAATTCCTTGATGGAAGTCTTGCTCCAGACGTAGACAACGACATCAGCTATGATCGTCGTCAAGAAGTTATCGATTATATTAATAATAAATACAAAGGCAAAACATCCAAGATCCTCACTCTCAATACCCTTAGTAGCAAATTGTGCATTAAGGAGTGTGGCAAGATTGTCGGAGAAATGTCTGAATCTTCTGTAAACGAAGTTAGTGATACTATTCCAAAGAAGTTCGGAAAAGTCGCTAAGTTGAGCGATGCCTTTGCTGAAAGCGAATCCTTTAAAAGCTTCGCTTTGCAGAACAAAAAGATTTATAGTATTGCTAAGAAAATCGAAGGACTAACAAAGAATACTGGTGTTCATCCTTCTGGTATCGCAATCAGCTATTATAAAATGGATGATATTATGCCGATGCAAAGCACTGGCGAAGGAGCCATTATGTCTGGATACGACATGAATAACGTTTCAGAGCTTTCTGTTAAATTTGATATTCTTGGGCTTAGAACTCTCTCTGTCGTTCACGACGTATGCCGCCAGATCGGTATAAAGGCATCAGAAATCGATGTAGACCATCCGAGTATCTATGCCGCACTACAGACTCTCAAAGCGCCTAGCGGGCTGTTCCAGATCGAAGCTGATACCAATTTTAAGGTAGCTCAGAAAGTTGCTCCAAAAAACCTTGAGCAGTTGTCTGCTGTGGTTGCTATTGCAAGACCAGGCGCTCTTGATTTCATGGATCGGTATGCTGATTATGCTCGCAATGGAGAGTTCCAATCTGTTCATCCATTCTTCGACGATGTTCTCAGTTATACAGGAGGAATTCCTCTTTATCAGGAACAGTTGATGAAGATGGCAACAAAGGTTGGATTCAGCTTGGATGAATCTGAGCAGCTTCGTCGAATTGTTGGCAAAAAGAAGGTCGATCAAATGGTTGCTTGGCAGCAAAAAATCAGAGACAAGGTTCTTGAGAATAATCTAGATCCAGTCATTGCTGACGTTCTTTGGAAAGTCGCAGAAGACTCTGCAAATTATTCTTTCAATAAGAGCCATAGTATCTCATATGCCAATCTTGCGGCTATTACTCTTTATTTGAAATTTAATTATCCTCAAGAATTCTTCCTTAGCTTGTTGAAGTATGCTCAGTTCGAGCCTAATCCTCACGAAGAAATTCATAAGATTACACAGGAGCTTAGTTATTTCGACATTAAGCTTTTACCTCCAGATCTTTCTAAGTCTCAAATTGACTTCTGTATCGAAGGCAAGGATATTCGTTATGGACTGAATACAATCAAGGGTGTGTCAACTAAGGTTCTAGAGTCTCTTCTAGAATTTAGAGAGTCTGAATTCGCGAATAAATACGAAGTCTTTATTGCCGCTAAGCAAGTTGGTGTAAATATTGGTGTTCTTTCTGCGCTTATTCAAGCAGGTGTGCTAGACGCTTTTGTTAAGAAAGATCGTTGCCGTCTTGTGTTAGAAGCTCAAACCTTCAACACTCTAACAGATAGAGAAAAAAGAAACTTTATCTCACTTGGCGAAAAATACGATTTCGATATTCTTGAATCAATCAGCGCTTCGGTGAAAGATTCTTTGATTGGAGACGATAACAAAAAGATCTTTTCTGAGAAAAGATTTGAGACCTTTAAAAAGAAATACAATCCATATAAAGAAATCTACGAGAAGAACAAAAAGCATTTGAAGTTTGCTAATTGGCATTTCGAATCAAAGCTTCTTGGCTATAGCTATTCGCAGAATATTCGGGAGATTTTCAAAAATGAAATTGGTGGAGATCTCGTTTCGTCTAACACTGTTTCCAATCAGGAAAATAATAGCGTCGTGAGATTTGTCGGCACTGTCTTGGATGTGATTTCCAGAACAAGCGCCAACGGAAATAAATATGCTAGAATTGAACTTTCGGATGAAACTGGAAATCTAACAGCCCTGCTACTGGATTCTGCGCGTGAGGCAAAATACTCTCAATATATTCAATCTGGTAAAACGCTGCCCAAAAAAGGAGGAATCGTTATTTTGATTGGCAAGAAAAACAACGATATTGTCATTATCGATAAAATGTCCTTGCTTGAAGACAAAATCTATATGAAACTTTCGGAAGTCAAATAACTCTGTGTAAATTAATATAATGGATATTCAAAAAATCAACTTTACTTCTAGTGCTTCTAGATCTATTGATCAACTAGAAGATTATGCAAATCTTAAGCATCATGCATATCCAGATGCTGTTCACTTGTTCTACTTGTGTTTCAAAAATTCTAGCGGGTGCTTTTTAAACTTTCTTGTCAGCAGGGGCATTGATATTTCATTTCTCAAGCTAGAAAAGTGTTTGGAGAAATTTGTCAAAGAATCAGGCGCAAATGAAAAGCCAAGTAAAAACACAAAGATCTCAAAAAATTTAGAAAAGCTTATAAAAGCATCCTATTCTCTTTGCAAGAAATATGAACACGCTTACGTTGGAACTGAGCATATTATTTACGGCTTTTTAGAAAACACTGATAAGTTTTGTGATATGCTTCTGTCAATGGATATTGACACTGAGCATTTGAAGCTTTCTGTCTTGGCGTTTCTTGCTGGAGAAAATCCAAACACTGGATTTGGCGACGAAGGATTTGCTTTTGATGAGGATGAAGAAGACGAAGATGAATTTGCCGAATCTGATGTAAGCCACTTAAATAAGTATTGCTTGCTTTTGAATGAGCATGTAAAAAATCCATCGTTCCCAATTATTTCTGGTAGAGACAAAGAAATCAATCTGATGCAGGAGGTTCTGTGTCGTAAACAAAAAAGCAATTGTATTTTAATTGGCGAAGCTGGAACAGGCAAAACAACAATCGTCGAAGGATTGACTCAGTTGATTGAAAGCCCAAATTACGATGGTCCACTACTCAATAAAAAGGTATATTCACTTGATTTGGGTTCTTTGATTGCAGGAACTAAATACCGAGGGCAATTCGAAGCTCGATTCAGTAAGCTTCTTTCTGAGTTAAAGGAAACACCAAACAGTATTTTATTCATTGATGAAATTCACACTATTATTGGAGCTGGCGGCAAAGAAGGTTCTCAGGATTTTGCCAATATGATTAAGCCAGCTTTGGCTAGAGGAGAAATCAAATGCATTGGAGCCACGACATCTGCTGAATATAAAAAGCATTTTGAAAAGGATGCCGCTTTGACTCGACGATTTCATCCTGTCTACGTAGAAGAACCTTCGATTGAAGATGTTGCTTCAATGGTCAAGGGCGCTCTTCCTAGCTATGAATCTCATCATAATGTAAAGTTTTCGCCTTCGCTTGCTTCTTTGTCTATTAAGCTTTGTGAAACTTATTTGCCGAATCAGCGTTTCCCAGATAAAGTTTTTGATGTGATTGATCAATCCTCTTCAAAAGCTAGAATTAGAAATAAAAAGAAATCCGCCAAGGTATTGATTGATGATGTTTATTCTGTCATCGCTGATAAAATCAACGTTGATGTTCAAACGATCAAAGAGTCCAATAATAAAAAATTCCACACATTCGAGTCTTCTTTGAACGATAGTATTTTCGGTCAGAAGAATAACGTTTCTAAGATTTATGATTTGTTGGCTTGTGCAAAAGCTGGACTGCAAAATCCAGACAAGCCTATTGCCAGTTTCTTCTTCGTTGGACCAACAAGCGTTGGAAAAACCTTTACTGCAAAACAAATAGCTAAGCAGTTCTATGGAAACGAAAAAAGCTTTTTGCAATTGAATATGAGCGAGTATCAAGAGCAGGCTTCTATCTCTAGGCTCATTGGAGCAAGTGCTGGCTATGTTGGTTATGAAGAAGGAGGTATTCTAACAGAATTTGTTCGAAAGAATCCGAACAGTCTTATTCTTTTTGATGAAGCTGAAAAATGCAATCCAAACGTTCTTAATTTACTGCTTCAGATTTTGGACGAAGCTTGCTTGAACGATAACCTTAATCGCTCTATCGATTTTTCTAGATGCATTGTCGTAATGACTAGCAACATCGGTGTCGCGCAGGCAGATTCTCCTCAATTAGGCTTTGCTCCGCAGCAGATTGATAAAGAGCAGTCTTACAAGGATTCCGTGAAGAAGTCTCTGCCTCCAGAGCTTATTTCCAGAATCGATGAGCTTATTGTTTTTGACTCTCTCGACAAAGAATCTATTTGCAAGATCTTTCAATCAAGACTGAATGATATCAGCAAAAAAACTGAATTAAATAACATCAAGCTCAATTTTGAGATCAGTGCTTCTGATTTTATTGATTTTAATATGAATGATCACGCTAGAGACATCAAAAAAATCGTTCGCCAAGGAATCGAGATTCCCCTCGCAAAATTCTTGGTTCAGAATTCGAAACTGAGCGAAGTCTCTGTGAAAATGCTTGACGGAAAGCTGAACATCTGCTAATATACTCGTATATGAATAATACTGAAACCAACATCGTTAATGCAATGCGTCAGAGCAAGGGTCGCTTCTTCAGCCTCTCCACCAAGAACGGAAGCGTTTTTAATGCTCAGTTCTCTTATGAAACTCCAAAGACCGTTGTTATTTATGACCGAAACAACTTCTCCCATCGTCGATTGAATAAGTCGAGTTTGACCCGCCTCGGAATGGGTAAGATTCAAGTCGGTTAATAAATTCTTAACGACCCCAGTCGAAAGACTGGGGTTTTTTTGTATCATAAAATATGAATTCAGACTCCATTTATAAACATCAGCCGTATTTTTTTGAAATAGAAAAAGACCAATTCGAGAATAATGGAGAAATCGTTAAAAGTATTTTAGATGAGGTGTCTATTGGAGGAAGAGACGTTTCCGTTTCTTTCTTGGCTTCAAATTATAATCACGATGTATATAAAGCCATCGTTGATGGAAAGTTTTATTGCGTTAAATACAGCTTAGATCCAAACAATACGGGTTTAAAAACAGAGTTCAATATCATTAAACAACTCTCAAATGATTGTTCGTGCAAAGCGTTTCATTATGGACGGGAGCTTTTTGGGGAAAAGATTCATTATTTAGTATCCTCTTATGAGAAAGGTGAGAGCTTGAAAAATTCTGGAGCTTTTTCTTTCATGAATAACATTGACGAGTTTTTCTTCAAATACTCTTTGATTCAAAATGGAAAAGCAGATGCTGTATTTTTCAATGAATACATCAACGACTTTCTGAATTCGGCGCGTCTAGATCAGTTTCCAGAGGATGGTATTGAGGCAATGAGCGCTCACACAGACATTGAAATTATTAAAGAAACAATAAAATCAATAGAACTGGAAATATTTTCTCTTTGCAGCCCAAAAGTAATTAAAAAGAATCAGTTATGCCACGGTAAATTAAAACCGTCTAATGTATTGTTTAAGAATGAAACTTTTAAATTTATAGATTTTACCGAATCTTATATTGGAAACATTTATTTAGACATTGCTGGTTTATGCATTTACTATGGATTTGACGAGCAAAAAGAAAAGTTTGTTCTAGATAAGTTCATGCAAATCAATGGCATTGATCCAACTCAAGATCAATACGCCGAGTATGAAGTTTGTAGCCAGATAATGAGAAGAAAAATCTTTTTAGATATTCTCACTGAATACTTAAAAGAGGTTTACGTTTTCTCGTCTTCTAGGCCGATGAGAATTGCCGAAATAATTAATTTGTTTGCAATGAACAGTAAGAAATTTTTTAGAATACCAACGGTTAATAAACACTATGAGTTTTTGTATAAGTGTATATTAGAACCGATTACTTCTGAAAATTAACCAAAAACAATAGAAGCTAATATCAAAGAAGAATCGTTGACATTTATAGAGCCGCCACCTCCTCCCTCTAGAGCTAATCCAGTTCCATTGACTGTTGGAATTTCATTGAAACTAACTGGTTTATTAAAAGGAATCCCAGTTAAAGAATTTAATCCAAAAAGTTGTAAATTTTCGCTCTGTTGTTGTGGCATAATGGTTTATTGGTTTTTGTAAAACTCTTCCGCTGCTTCTAAACTATCGAACCAATACCATTCATCTATTGGGTATTCGTATACATCTTTATCCTGAATTACCAATACATAACCATTACCCTCTACGTAATTGGGGGCATGCAGTAGTTCACCGTTTTGTTGTTTATAAAATCCCTCTGTCATAAAATTAGCCTGTTACTGCCCAGCCTTTTAATAGTGCTGTTCCTGTTCTTAATTGTCTAAATGATAATGAACTAGCAGTACCGCTTGTCATTGGTCTAGACACTGTAACACTTGTATTTGTAAGAATACTTTCAACTTGTGTTCTATAGCGCAATGTTCCACTTCCGTTTGTCGTTAGTGCTAGAGCTGGTCCTCCAACGGTAGCAGCTACTCGAAATGTATCTGTAGCGCTATTCACTACGTAGTATATTCTATTTGCTACTATACCAGTTGTAGTAGTAATTGTCGCAAATGAAACTTCGTCACCATTTTGTAAGCCATGCCCCCCTAGAGTTACTGTATCTCCAGTGTCTTGAAATGTTACTGATCTTACTGTTGTCAACGGTGAGCCAGTTCCTGTAACTTGCATACCAGCAATAATTCCAGTAGTGTCGGCCATTGTTATTGTTTTCCCGCCAACTGATGGAGTGCCTGTTCGTGTTACTGGTGTAGGAGCGCCCCAATTGTTTGTAATAGTCAGGGTTTGAGATGCCGCGCCAATTGTATCAAGATTGTCGAATACGCTTTCAAGCTCTTCTCTTGATAATTTACAACCGCTATAAGATAATGTGTATTCGGCATTTTTTAACACACCCCTTGTTAAAGAAGGACAAGCTGTAAATATATTTGAAAATTTACTAGTCAACGTGCCAGCGCCTGTTGTATTTGTAAAATTAACGGTAATTAAAGAAGCACAAAATCTAAACATGCTAGTCATATTTGTCACAGATGTTGTATTGAACAATGGAACCGAGATTAATGAGATACAACCGTCAAACATAAAAGACATATCTGTTACTGCATCTGTGACAAATGTTGTTGGTGTTGTCGGAAGCGAAATCAAAGATGTACAATTGCTAAACATGGCGGACATATTTATCACAGAAGCCGTGTTAAATAACGGAACTGAGGTTAATACGGAGCAAGTGTTAAACGTAGCATTCATATTTGTCACAGATGCAGTGTTAAAATGTGGAACTGATGTTAATGCGGTACAATTGCTAAACATAGTAGACATATTTTGCACAGATGTGGTATTGAACAATGGCACTGATGATAAAGACCTGCAATTATTAAACATGCTAGACATATTTGTCACAGATGCAGTGTTAAAATGTGGAACTGAGGTTAATGCGGAACAGTTATTAAATATGCCATTCATATTTGTCACAGATGCGGTATTGAACAATGGCACTGATGTTAATGCGGTACAACCGTTAAACATACTAGACATATCTGTCACAGATCCCGTGTTAAATAACGGAACTGAGGTTAAAGATAAGCAAGCGGTTAACATACTAGACATACTTGTCACGGATTTTGTGTCGAACAATGGTACCGAGCTTAAAGATAAGCAAGAGTTAAACATTTGAATCATACTTGTCACAGACTTAGTATTAAATAGTGGTACTAATGTTAAAGATCTACAAGCGTTAAACATAAAAGACATATTTATCACAGAAGCCGTGTTAAATAACGGAACTGATGTTAATGAGGAGCAAGCGCTAAACATAGCAGTCATATTTGTCACAGATGCAGTGTTAAAATGTGGAACTGATTTTAATGCGGTACAACTGCTAAACATACTAGTCATATTTTGCACAGATGCGGTATTGAACAATGGCACTGACTGTAAAGATGTACAACTATTAAACATGCTTTCCATGCTCGTTACAGTAGATGGGATATTTAATGAAATATTTTCGAGAGATCTTAAGTTTGCAAATAGACCAGCGGCACTAGCCATATTTCCTAAATTTAAACCTACAAAATTAATTAAATTTTTGCAAAAAACAGCAGATTCTGTAGTATTTCCTAAAAATATACTAGTACTTGATTGAAGATTCGGGCAAGATAATATTATCTCAAGTATTGGAGATACATTAGGAAATGTAGATCCAGTTAAAGCATACTTTTGATTAAAGTCAATCGATATTATATTATTACCTACTTGTGGAGTAATAACAACAATTGCCATTTTATAACCATCTGATGTTTCGTCTTGGCTATCAAAATATGCGTTTGTAAAAGAATATTCATGTTGAGCTTTTTGAAGACTTGCAAAGTTTTCAGGTGCGCTACCATCACCCCAATCGACAGTGTAACTACCGCTGACATTGAAAGCTAAGAAATTTGAGCCTTGTGGGAAAATAGGCATTAATAATGCTATTTTCTGTTCAGATGGTGTTATGGTTGGCATTGTAAGCCAATCAGCAGGACGTGTCCAAGCTGACTTATTAATTGGCTGTTTAATTCTCAATCGATCAAACCTATCTTTCTTAAAGAAAGACGATTTTTGTGTCACCAATGGACCTACTTTGTTTCCATATCTAGCGCTCATAATATTAACTGATTCTATTTACATAACCGAAGATATTGACTCCGCTTGGAACGGAAACATTGCCATAAATAGGAAATTCGGAAGATCCATCCCCTTTGGCTATTAAACCTGGGCAAATCAAAACGTTTCCAGCATATGCTTCTATAACGCCTTCAAATAATATATCTGTTGTAAAATTTGTTCCTCCATATAAAATGTTCAACATTACATCTGAAGTTGTTGGGTTTGAAGCATATAACCAAACTTCGTCAATTATACCACTGTTAGTTTCAGTGCTATGAATTAGTGTGGTGTTTGTGCCAGTTGCTGTTATAGTTATTGATTTACCGTTGTTACTTTGTGATAAGAGTTGTTTTGTATAAGTTGCCATAATATTATTATTTTATTATATAAACATCGAAATTCCAATTATTGAACTAACATTATCAGCTATGTAGTATCTTTCGTCAGCTAATTGGAGTGTGAGAATGCTATCTGATGTATTTACTGTTTGATTTGGTAATCTATTAGCAGTACCATTACCTACAATATTGTCGCTAAATGTTTTTACACCAGCAATCGATTGATCGCCTGTATTATAAACTAAGTTATTAGCAGTTACTGTTCCACTAGCGCTAATATTACCAGAAACAGTTAAACGTTCATTTGGAGTTGCCGTACCAATGCCGACATTTCCAGCATTTAAAGATGGTATAGGTTTATGAGACATGTTTTATAAATTTTTTGCTTGGTTGAAGATCTCGTTGACATCATCTTCTGTTTTATTCAGTGCATCAGCTAATACATAAATCAACGGATTACTCTTAGATATACTCGTAGTGTATTCCCATTCAATAAGAGCAGATTCGTTGTCTTTCAACATATCTGTTATTACACTTGGATTTATACCATTATTTAATAAACTCAATCTAAATTGACGAGGAGTTACATCATCAGTTGAGTTGCTGAAATAAGCATATGCTGCTTCAGGAGTATCAAACCATTTCCAACCATCGTGTGATTGATCGATTGTAGTTTCATCCAGTGTGAAATCAGGACCATAAATAGTTTCACCCACTGATACGGAATTGTCTTGTTGTTTTTTATAGTAACTCATATATTTATCCAATTATTGTCCATCCTTTTGATGTGGCTATTAGTCGATCAGTGGCAGTTAAGTTTGTTACACCGATGTTGCCAGTTATTGTGATTGTAGCACCAGATGCTGCTGTTCCTAGATTATTAAATATTTTTACAATTTCAGGTGTTCCTAGATTACAGTTGATATAAGATATCGTCTGAGTAGTACCAGATAAAGCTGCATCTGCTAGTGATCGACATGTGTTAAATATACTTGCATTATCAGCAGATGTTACAACAGCACTTACATTTAACGAAGGAACACTTTGTAATACGGTACACCCGTTGAACATAGAAGTCATAATTATAACATTTTGTGTATTGAACAATGGAACACTTTGTAGAGAATAGCAGCTTTGAAACATAGAAGTCATAATTGTGACATTTTGTGTATTAAACAGTGGTACGCTTTGTAGAGAAAAGCAGTTTAGAAACATAGCTTGCATATTGGTAACACTTTGTGTATTAAACAGTGGTACGCTTTGTAATGCAAGACAAGCGTTGAACATAGAACTCATGTTCGTAACACTTTGTGTATTAAACAGTGGTACGCTTTGTAATGAACGGCAACCGTCAAATGTTTGACTCATGTTCGTAACACTTTGTGTATTAAACAGTGGTACGCTTTGTAGAGAATAGCAGTTAACAAACATTTGACTCATACTAGTAACACTCTGTGTATTGAACAGAGGTACGCTTTGTAGAGGATAGCAGTTAACAAACATTTGACTCATACTAGTAACATTCTGTGTATTGAACAGAGGTACGCTTTGTAGAGGATAGCAGTTATTAAACATACCACTCATATTAGTAACATTCTGTGTATTAAAAAGTGGAATGCTTTGTAGAGAATAGCAGTTTTGAAACATATAACTCATATTAGTAACACTCTGTGTATTAAAAAGTGGAATGCTTTGTAGAGAATAGCAGTTATTAAACATACCACTCATATTAGTAACATTCTGTGTATTAAAAAGTGGAATGCTTTGTAGAGAATTGCAGTTTTGAAACATATAACTCATATTAGTAACATTTCCAACACTCTTAATCTCACATCGTTCCATAAGAGAAGGTGATATAATAGTATCACCGAATCTTAAAGATGTACAAGATGGTACGCTCATAACTATATCCAGTATTTTTGGTGTATAGTTTTGTGTAAATCCGCTATGTCTAACATTAAAAATCACACTTGTTAAATTACTACCAGATTGTGGTGTAATTGTAATAATAACTTGTCTACAGATTTCGTTATTAATAACTGTTTCTGTGGATGGATCACATTCAGTAAATGTAAAATTACGTTCAGCTCTCACATTACTAGCATAGTTAGTAACAGTTCCTTGGCCCCAATCAACTGTATAGTTACCTTGCATTGTGAAGGCAACTGGATTGGATTCGTAATTACCAACAGCAAACAATACAACTATTTTTTGCTCGGTTGATGTTACCGCTGGCATTGGTAGCCAATTTGAATCTCTCACCCACCCTTGTGAGTATACATTCTCAGTAGAACTACGACGAACACCATTTAGTATGCTTGCTATAGTTCCAATGTTTTGTGTTCCTATTTTTAATTGAGTTGCCATATTATAGTATTATCCAGCCTACGCCGTCTGATTGAATCGTAAAACTTTCGTATTGTGTGTTTGAAGTCAATGTTGAAATACCGTCTATATTTTCACCAGCAGCAGCAGATACCGTAACGGTTCCAGTTGATACATTTTTAATGTTGTATAATCTCCCACCAGCTCCTATTGCTGTTGGAAGTGATAATGAAGCAGTTGTCGTAATTTTAAGTGTATAATCTTGCTCGGTTATCGTGTAATCTCCATTAATTGCTTTTATGGGGAATGATACTGGACCATATTGATCAGCATCTGTGATTATGTAAAAAGTCGATGCATCAGGCGTTAAAGAGTCATATTCAGCTTGAGTTACTTGAGCTATTTCAGATATATCGTCTGATACAATTACGGGTTTGGAATTTGAATAAATATCAGCGGCTGAAAGATTTCCACTAGCGCTGATATTACCTGATGCTGTTATATTCGTTAGAGAGATAGATCCACTTGTATCTCCCAACACACCATTTCCAATGGCTAGAACTCCTGCACTCAATCGGGTAATCCGTGTATCTATAGTGCCTGCATATACACTATCAGTGAAGGCTAACCCGCCACCAGAACCTACTCTAAACCCTAATGCAGGACCACCTACAGTTGTAGAATTGTTCCAACTCCACTGCCCTGCTAAATTAGCGTTATTGTTGTTGTAAAATTGATGATTTCTTATGTTTATCGTTCCAGATGCAGTGATTCCTAAATCTCCCAATGAATTGTTTAAACTAGGAGCTTGCACGCCACTAATAGCGTTTAGATTGGTAGTATTAATATCTCCACTAGCGCTAATATTACCAGAAACTGTTAAACGTTCATTAGGTGTAGATGTACCAATGCCGACATTTCCAGCAACGATCAATCCATTTGTTGGAGCTGCTATGTTTGAGTAAGGTGTTCCAATCGATGTATTTCCGTGAACTGTTAATTTTGAAGCGGGATTTCCTATAACTGTGCCTACACCGATGTTTTGAGTTGGTTGAATTAAAAGATTTCCAGCTGCCCCTGTTCCAATATACAACGTGTTAAATGGATTCATGTGAGCAACACTTCTAGGTACTCCATTGTTATCTCTGACAGATATTGATCTATTATTATCTACAACAATTCCAGATGATGAACTAATGCTGCCAGTAGCACTGATGCTACCCTGAACTATTAAATTTCCATTTATAGTTCCTCCAGTTGTATATAATATATTTTCTATTCCAGTGATGAATCCACTTGGATTTGAACTTGAATAAAACTGACCACTTTCACTAGCTAAAACATAGCTTCCAGTTGCGCTGTTTAGCGTAGAAATTTGTGCTTGCAAACCACCACTGATACCAGTTACATCTTCAAAAGAAGCTATCGTATCTAAAACACTCAAATCGCTTGCTCTAGTTCCAATGCCAAATTTAAATTTATCAGAATGATCAAAGCCAATAATCGCGCCAGAATCATTTATTCCAGTTAATCCAGATCCAGTGACAAAGAAAATACCACCATCAACTGCTCCACCAGTTAAGTTGAGCATCAAGTAGTTACTTGCGACGTTTGTGTTTGTTGTGTTTACTATCGTTTCAACACCAGTAACATACAAACTATTGATATATACTTTATCGTGGAAAGTTTTATCTCCAAGGATTGTTTCTGCGCCAGTTGTATTTACATATCTGGATTCAGATTCTGTTTTCGTATAGTAGTTGCCAGAGAATGATAAATCAACTCCAGTAATATAACCTGAAGGATTAGTTATAGGGTAAAAAGAACCAGTTTGATTATTTAAAACAGTGATTTGATCTTGAAGATTGCCGCTCACTCCAGTCACGTAACCAGTTGGAGTATATCCACTTGGATTACTAGATGAATAAAACTGTCCTGTTTGGCTTTGCGTAATAAAGTTTCCAGTCTGAGACTTTAAAACATAATTGCCTGTTTGATTATTTAAATCTAATATTTGGTTCTGTAAAGAACCACTAATGCCAGTTGTGTAAGAAAGCGTGGCATAGTTTGATAAATCAACTCCAGTGATGAATCCACTAGGATTCGACGCTGCGTAAAACGCACCCGTTTCGTCTTTAGCGACAAAAACACCAGTTTCATTTGGTCTAACAACTTGACCAGTAACCAAGTTCGCATATTCGTCAGAGCTTAAATGATAAAATTGTCCAGAAACTCCTCCTTGTAAGCCTCCCAAAGAATTGTGAGACAATTCATCGCTGCCTCCACTGATATGAGTAACTGAGTGGTTTATGACTCCTTCATTTAATGATATAGGATTTATATAAACGTTTTGATCCTGCTCTTCGACATTTAAATCAAAAGCAGGATCTGGCGTGATGTTTATTGTAATTTGATCACTCATAGATTAGTAACATTTTTGATTAAATAAACAGGTCCGTACATCAACTTGTCTGGGCATTCATTTTCTTTAACGGCAAAAAGATCCCAACTGCAAGGAGCAAGATCTATTGCGGTTCCTTGATTACCACTTAAACTGATTTTCGCTGTGCCGCTTGGAATGCTTAATACTTCAGTTTTAAAAGTTGCTTGGAGAGCGTCGTCAAAATCTCTTCTGATTTGACCTGTCAATGTAACACCACTTAAATTATAAGTAGATCCATTTCTTGTAATGTTCAATGTCAAATTAAAACACTCTCCTTGTTCAATAGTTATACCTGTATAAGCAGCACTCATCTCTTTTTATTACACCCAATCAATCTCTTTGGGTAAATATTTACATGTCAACTCCTCGCCAATTGCTATGTTTTTTATAGCATGAAAAGTGTCTGTTTGTAAATCGTGATATAAATTTGGAGCATCGGAATGATTCACATAATAAGCGGGTCCGACTTTATTAATTGAGCAGTCGATCCAAAAACCATAATCATCATGATTGCAAACACTTTTAATGTGCTTGTATATATTAGCTTCAATTCCCTTCAGACTTTCCCAAGGAATGAATTCGTTTTTTTCTGGTCGAAAAACTATCTCATCTTTTTCAATAGGCGTTAAAGTAAAAACTCCAACTCCAGCATTTTCTATTTTGCTTGGAGCTAATTTTACAACAATGTCGTATAGTATTTCTTTTTCAATCTTCTGTTTTGATGTCATAACTAAATTCGGTCATGTAACTATAATCTGTATACTGAATACTTTTATTTTCTACGCTATAGACGTTGGTGTCTATTTGGTATCCTGGGTTTTTTGATATAGGCTCATCAACCCAAGCATCATCGTGCCATATGATTCTATTGTTCGGGTATGCATAGAAATTACCATTGTCCATTTTAAACAAGTGAGCGCATTTATGTTCGGGGGTTTCTGAGAAATTGGTATCTAAGATAGATTTGTTTTCCCATCCCCAATCTAAAGTAAACATGTATTCGCCCCATTCTTTTTGATTGTCTCTATCAATCAACTGAGCTTTTAGTCCTGCCATTCTCGTTCTAATTTGAACATCAACATATGGACTGAAACAATTCCAATACATGGCTTTTTCCAGTGGAACTGGATCACAAGGCTTCCAGCAAAAAGCTGTAATTGGTCGCCTAGTCCAATTGACACCATTCGTCAAAAATGCTTCAAATAAAGGAACTCTTTTCTCTATAGATGCGACACTATGAACATCGCAAGATGTATATTCTCCATGCCCCTTCTTATGATTATATAAAAATTCATTGCGAATGAAACATGTTATAGTTGGTATATTATGATTTAAATATGGCACAATAAATTTTACCTAAAAAATAGAATTTAACCAGTGATTTATTAACATACTTCATGATTCAGCTATATAAGCCTAATTCAAAAAATCTTGGTTGCGCATTCTCTTTTAATCTTGGAACAACTGGTCGTGATAAAGAGCCATGTGTTTATATGAATGCCATTATGCAGCATTCTTGGAACGATAAAACAAAGAACGGCTCGTTTTCAGAAAACGTAAAAAATCCAGATAAAACAATTATCGTAAAGCTCAATGAGTTTGAGCTTGGTGGATTTATTAATGCAATTGAAAACTATGGAGAATATAACGCATTTCATAGTTTCGAAGAAAATAAAACATCAATCCAATTCAAGCCATATACCAAGGCAAACGGTGCGAAAGCATTCTCACTGACTGTTACAAAAAACTCAGCTCTTAAATTCGGCATTGGATTGGAGATTGGAGAAGCTTATGCGATAAGAGAGTTCTTCAAAATGGTTCTCGCAAAGACTTTTCAATTCCGCATTTCGAATGCTTTCAACAGTGGCAAGTCAAATGAATAAAAAAACAGTACTCATTCACAGCAATTTTTGCAAAGCTTTTACTGGTTTTGGAAAGAATAAGAAGAATATTCTTCGTTATCTATTCAAGACTGGAAAGTATAATATTGTTGAACTGGCAAATGGTCGCCATTGGAATGATCCAGAGCTTCAGCAAATGCCGTGGAAGTGCGCAGGATCTCTTCCAGACGCTCAAACGCTCTCTTCCTTAAGAGATGCAGCGGCACAGCGAAGCGCTGCCTACGGAGCCTACATGATCGATAATGCGATCAAGGAGTTTAAGCCTGATGTTTATATTGGCATCGAAGATATTTGGGCTTTTGATGGATTCGCTGAAAAGCCATGGTGGAATAAAATTAATTCCATGATTTGGACTACCCTCGATAGCTTGCCAATTTTGCAGAGTGCTATTGATGCGGCACCAAAAGTAGACAACTATTATGTATGGGCTTCATTTGCGGAAAAAGCAATGAAGAAGATTGGTTACGATCACGTTAAAACTCTTCGTGGAAGCGTTGATGCAAATCAATTTTATCGTTTGAGCGATGAAGAAAGAAAGTCTTTAAGACAAAGATTCAATTTGAGCGATGAATTTATCGTTGGCTTTGTTTTTAGAAATCAGCTTCGCAAAAGCGTTCCAAACATGCTTGAGGGATTCAAGAAGTTTAAAAAGGAAAACCCAAAAGCAAAACTTCTTCTTCACACTCATTGGTCAGAAGGATGGAATATCCCAGATTTATTAAAAGAAAAAGAAATCAATCCATCAGATATTCTAACAACTTATTTCTGTCACAAATGCAAGCAGTATGAAATCAAGTCATTTTCTGGACAAGAATTAAATTGTTCATATTGCAATAGCTCAAAATCAGTCAATACAACCAACATTAATCACGGAGTAAATGAAAACCAACTTAACGAAATCTATAATCTTATGGACGTTTATTGTCACCCTTTCACTAGCGGTGGTCAAGAAATACCCATCCAAGAAGCAAAGCTCACGGAATTAATAACTTTAGTCACAAGTTATTCGTGCGGAGAAGATTACTGCACACAAGAAAGCGGCGGATTTGATCTTAACTGGAATGAGTATAGAGAACCAGGTACTCAATTTATTAAAGCTTCTACATGCGCAGACGATATTGCTTTAAAGTTGAAAATGGTGAGTGATATGTCTCATGAAGAAAGATCGTCTTTGGGGCAGATTGCTAGACAATTCGTTGTTGATAACTGCTCTATTGAGGCTATCGGCAAGCAGCTTGAAGAGATTATTGATTCAATGCCTTTTGTGGATCATGATTCAATTCCAAATGAAGCACAGGTAAATCCAGAATACCAAATTAATACAACTCTTTCTTTAGACGATTTTATCGTTGACTGCTACAAAGGATTCTTAAATGAAAGAATAGACAAGAACAGTACTATTTTTAAACAATGGAAGAATATGTTCTCTAGTGGAACAGAACACTCCAAACTAATTGAGCATCTTAAAAATACAACATCTGCAAAAAACAAAAAACCATTAGACTTTAGTGAAGTCTTGGATAAAGATGACGAAGGAAAAAGAATTGCGGTAGTCATTCCTCAATCAGAAACCGATGTGTTGTTGATTAATGGTTTGATGAGAGGTTTGAAAAAACAATATCCAAAGCATAATATTTATGTAATCACCCAGCCGAAATATTTTGAATATATTGAAGACAATGTTAATATCCATAAATGTATTCCCTATGCCGAAAGCATCGACAATGCTTTCATATTAGAGGGAGCTGGAGAACACAAAGGCTATTTTGACTTGGCGTTTTTCCCAAATACAACAACTCAAAAAACAATAACTTACGTCCACAACGGAAAAGACAAAATTCAATTTTCACTACAATGAGCCATTTAATCGAAGAGTATTCTAAGAATTTAGGAGTTAAAATATCGAAGCCTCTTGTGTCCAAACATTTTTGGCCAATGGTTCCAGATAAATATGTTACTATTTGTGCAGACTCGCAAATTCCTTCTAAAAATTACAAGCACTATAATCTTGTTATTAATTTAATTAAAGAGTCTCTTGCGAAGAGAGGCATTAAAATAATTCAAATAGGAACATCCAGCAGTTTGAATCTGCAAAATGTAGATCAGCAGTTGTTTGATTTGCCATTTAAAAACATGGCTTATATTATTTCAAAATCAATGCTTCATATTGGCGTTGACAATGTTTTTTCTCATTATGCCAGCTCGATTGAAACTCCAATGGTAACTATCTTTGGCAATGTTTACGAAACTGTGGCAAATGGATATTGGAGCAAAAATCAAATCAAGATAGAAGCTCCGTGGAAAGTAAAGCCATGTTTAAGCGCAAACGATTCGGAAGACACAATCAATAAAATCAATCCAGAAGAAATAGCAAAAAAAATACTCGATCAATTAAAAATTCAAAACAAGATCAATATAAAAACAAAATTCATCGGTCGGTTTTACGACAATCAAGTGATTGAGCTTGTTCCAGATTTCTTTTCGCCAATCGAAAAGATTAGAAATCAGCATGTATTCATTCGCCCCGATTATGGCTTTGACGAACCAAGCTTTATGAATTGGTGCAATTATCTGCAAAGTTATTCCATATTCGCGAATAAAGAATTAGATCTTCAGTTTTGCAGTCACTTTGCTTCAAAAATAAAAAACATTTCTTATATTTTGCATAAAGATTCGGCGGTGAGCTTGGATCATTTAGAAAAAATTCAAAACCTAAATATAGGAATCACTATCCTCTGCGAAAAAGAAGAGGATCTTCCAGAAATGAGAGAAAGGTATTTTGATTTTAGTGTCCATCTTTATTACAAGCCAAATAAAAAAATACTCGGAGACGATATAAAATTCGATAATTTGTTTTTTAATTCCTCGAAAATCATTCTTTCTAAGGGAAATCAATACTCTTCTAAATACCATTTTCTTAATCAACAAAAAGATGTTGACAAAAACTTTAATTTAGAAGATAATGATGTCTTATTGGAAGAATTAGAACATTTTTATATTTATGAGCGAACAAAATAATCAAGAAGAAGCCGATCCACAGGTCGAAGATTCGAGCGAAACACTGAAGCCTTATCAAAAGTATCGTCGAAACGATATCGGCTTAATTGATTCTGTGAATTACGTATTCAATGATGATGGTTCTGTTGATTGGAGAGCTATGATCAAGCCAGAGTTTCTTTACCCTAACAAAGATTGGTTCGAGCTTCGTAAGCTTGCCGTTCCAGCTTCTATAGAGGGTCTAGAAGACAAGCAGCTCCTAATCATGCTTGGTGGTATTAAAGAACTCGCAAAGCTCCGTGGCTTTCATTCTGTAAGCTACGATGTTCGCAACGAGCGTGAAAATTATGTTACTGCAAAATGCACAATTGAATGGATCGGTAATTATGAATCAGATCGCAAAATAGTTGTTTATGAAGACGTAGCGAATGCCACAGCATCAAATACAGATGATTTCTGCTTGAAGTTCTTGGAGAGTATTGCCTGCAATCGTGCATTTGTTCGATGCGTTAGAAACTTCTTGAATATCCATATTGTCGGAGCTGATGAAATTGATAAGTCAAAGAATCGCGTTGCTGAACCTATTGAAACTATTACGTCAAACGCTCTTCCTATTTCAGCACAGGGAACTCTTGAAAAAGCTGTTCATGAAAAGCTTAAGCTTGCAGATTTCGAAGCTTTTAAAGTTTACCTCAGAACCTTATGGAAGAAGGCTCAAGAAACAGAAGATTCTTCGACCTTGGCTCTTCTTCAAGAAGCTAAAGATTGGAAGCAATTCAAGGATGTGTCGGCAAAATCAGCTCGCGTATTGTTGAAGATTGTAAATGAAAATACAAAGGATAACTAATCCTACGGATTTTTGTAGGTTAATCGATGACTTGAGTGAGTTGTTCTCAGAAGAGGATTCTCACTCAGGTCACACCCTGCTTCGTCACAATGCAGAAACAATCAAAGCCTCTTTTGGTCATGCTCAATTATTGAATTGGGATTTGTTTGTTTGGGCTTGCGAGAACGGTGGTAAATTCGACTCAGCTATTATGTTCTTTAATGAAAAGTCTCCAAAGTTTGGGGCGAGAATCTTTTCAGAATTTTTATGGTTATCAAAGAATCCAAAAGCTGGATATAAACTCTTTAGCGCTGCTGTAAAATTCGCTAGACAAAATAAGTTCGATTATATAAGCATGTCAACGGTGACATCTCATCCTAAGCACGAAAAAATTAAATCATTCTATCAAAAAATGGGGTTTTTAAAAGACTCCGAAACTTACATATCAAAACTATGAACCAAAGAAAAGCAAAAGAAATTAGATCAATTATTAATCCATCAGATCCTATCGGCAAGAGAAACTATCGTAGAGCTAAAAAGCGCTACGCTAAGTTATCGGCAGATGCAAAGCCTTTGTTTATTAAGTATCTTCGAGACATGATGAATCCATCATAATGTTGTTTTATATATTTTGTAGGAGCTTGAAATCGGCGCTCCACTAACATATAAAAAATAATCATTCGCTACCTGGCCAACTGAGTAAATCAGTTGGCCAGTGTTTGTTATAGTGGACTCTAATAAAGTCTGAGGATTATTTAAAACAAGCTTTAACTCTGAAGATATATAAGAATCTGTCCCTGTTTTTATTTGAGATGTATATAAAATAGTATGACAAGATCCACTAGGTATTGTATCAAGTATAGTACTTTGCGGAGAAGGAAGAGTAACAACTCCTGTTAAAAGAGAAAAATCTACAGATTCTGTGCCATTATTTATTTTAAATAAGTTTGTCTCTAAAAGAGTTTGAGGGTTTCTATCAGAGATTCCTGTAAATACTTTTGGGCCAAATTTTAAATGATTACCAGATCCAAATACAGAATATGGAACCACAGTGAAGTAATAATCTGTATCGTATTCAAGACCAATTGGTTTAATAATTACAGTGTCAATATCTTCATAATCCTTTACTGTTTGAGTATATAAAAAGTAAGGGTGATTTGCTGGATTTAATTCTAAAGAATTGAATGGCTCTATATCATTTTCTGTAGATGCGTATATATCATATTTGATTATGTCAATATAATTCAATGAGTTATCCAGCTGTACATTAACTAATATCTGGTCTAGTTGTTGTATGTTTTGGTATACAACTAATCCTTCGGCTGGATCTGCTCCATATACAGGAGGAGTATAAAGTAAAGTTGCTGATCCATCATATATAGTAGTAACTCCAGTATTTATTTGTGGAATATTGGCATAAAAATAAAACTCTGAAACATTTTTTGTTCCATCGTAAGCGGAGATAGTTGTTCTCACACCAAAATCTTTTTTATAAGATCCAAAAATACTGGCGTTTTCTATTTCTGTAAGCGTAAGGCTTCTACTTGTTGTTCCAGATTTATAGCCAGAAAACGCTACGCTTCCATCTATATTCAAGATATCAAAGCATACTGAATCTGCCAATGGATTGCTTATAAAATCAGAATCAGAAACTATTAAATTTCCATTCATATCCAATAAAGACAAAGAAAAAGTAACGTCTTTTTTTAGATGAACTCCACTGCCAGTATAAACTGCTCCTGTTAAATTGCCAGTATCTGGATTATAAACTGTTTCAAATTCGTACATATATTAAGAAATTGTAATGTTAGTTGTATAGACGGCAGAAAATTGGCGTTCCGAACCTGTTGGCGCTCTAAATATTCCAGATTTAGATGGATTTGATGTTAAGAATCTACCAGCATCTGATGGAGAAGCTTGAACAGAAAGATTCCAAGTTCCATCTTGATCTGTAAATCCTGTTGTGTCAAAACTTGTTGAAGGCACTTCAAATTCTTTTTCTATGTAATAGTTAGAATTAGATATTTTGACTATATAAGAAGAAGCATTATCAACGCCACTCCAACTGCCAGTGAATCCAAAAACAGAACCAGCTTTAAAAGCGAAATTAGTTATAACTGGACTGCTTAATTGAGTCAAGTTAACAATAGGATTTTGGGTATTTGGCGAGGTTGCATAAAAAGTATCAGGAAGATAATCTGAAGTTATGTGCTTTTCTATTGATTCAAATTTACCAGTATCAAATTTTGAACAGTATACGCTGTATTCGTTTTGATTTTCTTCCCTAATGCTTATTATCTTGTATATTTGATCGCTCGCATTTTTCTTTTGAATGCGGTAAACGCCACCTTCAGGAATCATTGGAAGAAGATTGATATTAATATCGTTTTCGTCTATAAATAATTCACTGCCATAATTTTGATTTTGATGACCTGTTACATTAAAAACAGTAATTTGTGGATTGTTTACAACATTAATTTCCTCGTTAAGAATGCCTTTGTAAGCATCAAACTCTACATCTATACGCCCACTTATTGCTGCGCTTGGAGTGGTTCTTTTATCGCTTGCAGCGGAACTATAACGATAGCCAGTTATTAATTCTGCGCCAGAAACTCTCACAGAAGTAATGTCACTAAATCCAGTATCGCATATTACTTTATTATAAGTATCACTATCTATTCCGTATTCGCCAGTAGAAAAAACAAAACCAGTAGCTCCAGTATTGTAATAGCAAAATATCTTTTGTAAAGATGGATAATTTGTACCAGTATACAAAGGAAACTGAACTGGTAATTTATTTATGTTTCCACTATTGTATCCTTGTGTGTATCTTGAGAAATAATATCTTCCAGTGAGTATATCGTCACTGCTATTAATTAATCCAGTAGTGACATCAAAATAAGGAACTCTATTTCTATTTGAATACGCAATTTGTTCTATGTCTTCGCTTGAAGCAAAACCTGTTGGTGTATAAACAGTAACTTTTCCAGTGAAAGATCCACTGTCATACAAACCATCAATTCTTAGACTTTTGTTATTTAAATCAACATCTAAAATTCTACCGTAATTATTCAAAAGACTTTTCATTTCGTCTTCCACAATAATTAAGTCGCCAGGTCGGCAAAGCAAAGCATCCAAGCCAGCCATAAACTCAACACTTTGGTTTTCTCTGATTGTTTGATAAATCAAATGCTGCCCAATTCTTCTAGCCATAGCTCTAGAAGTAACACCGAGCGTGTTAATATCTGTTTTAAAAATACCTCTATTTCTTATGTCTGTTTCGTCTTGGATGTATTCTATTTTTGTTTGATAGTTATCAAATCTATCCAAGTAAGCGACTTCCACAGTATTAAACTGTTGATCTCTACGATTGTTAATGTAATTAAATAGTCCGTCTTTGACGTTTGAATTTGTGAAGATAGCTATTGGATCTCTTGGTCTGTCATCCAAAAAGTGAATTTCTGAATTGCTGAAAAAGACGCTTCCTCTAAACAACGATGCTACGATATTAATAGCATCAAATATTTTAGTCTGCTCTTTAAACATTATATTACAAGAGTATCTTGGTTCTAAACCTCCGACACCATCAGAAACTCCAACGAAATATCCTTGTTCATCTACTGCATCACAAAATCTGCCAATTTTATAAAGCTCCCATTTATTGATTTGAGACTCCTCTATATAAGATCCTAAGCCATATCTTTTGCTAGTTAAAAGATCATAAATAATCCAAGCTGGATTATCTGTCCAACCTTCTTCGAATGTTCCATTCCAATCTCCATCATAAATTAAATCTTGGGTTGTGTATTCGGTCGCTGATTTTATATATCTTTTGTCTTTGCCATTATCAAGAGGTTTGTAATTGCTAGGGATTTTGATTTTTTTCAATCTGCAATCATATGTTCTCTCTGGAACAGATCCAAAAGTTCTTGCATCAATTTTTACTCCAACAACGCTAGAAAACGGATATGATAAATTGTTTTCAATTATTTCTGTGACTTTGTAAAGAGATGCTTCTTTGCTCAATAGAATAGAATTCGTTTCCGCAGATAGTTTAGTTATTTTTATGTATCTTTTAACAACAGATGGATCTTCATTGTTATTGAGTTTTGGCAATTTAAATGGCTTGTTCAACTCTGATTCTTCAAATTGACCACCGCTTATATCTCTAACAGATTGCAAATCGCTCATTGGAGAATCTGGACTGCCAAAATCAATAAGCATTTGTCCCTCGACCATTCCTAAAATAGCAAACTTTTTCGTAACCTTGTCGGAGATTTTACCATTTGTGGTTTTCCCATATTCAACCTCAATCTCTAAAATTGCTGGCAATCTATCTTGAGTGCTTCGATTTTCATTCGGAAAGTCAGTATGAGCCGTGTCTCTCAAAGAAGAAATAGCTAATGTAAAGAATACAGAAGAAACATTAGAGTTTTCAATAGTATGGGTTATTGGTATAGCGAGTTCATCATATATTTCTTCGTTATCGCTATTCCAATCTGAATAGTTAACATTTGTTTGAGTTCTTAAGTCTTGAGAACCTTCTGATTCAACAAGATCTTGATTCAATTCTGGATTGTTAGCTCCTCTTGTTTTATAACTACCTTGAATTCTTCTAACTCTTCCACTTGGAACAAAAGGCCCAATTAAAGATGTTCCATAATCAAAATCAATATAAATATTTTTAAAATCATTGAGCGTCTCTTGGTATTCATCGCCATTTCTAAAATCGCAAGCAATATTTGAAAAGTTGTATTTAGAAGCGGTTGGACCATCACTTGAATCTTCGACTCCCTTTTTGAAAATCAATTGTACGTTTTTTTCAGAGAAAGCTGACACGCTTTTTAATATCTGCCTATAATAATGATAGTCATCGCTAATAATTGAGCTGGCTCTTTGAGTTCCAATTTTTTGTATAAACTCTTCTGTTCTAACTTCTGTTTTAAGCTCTATGACTAAGCATCCATACATTTGATTAAGATACACAGAATCACTGCTATCTAAAATAGGAATTAAAAATCTATGTATTTGATTTTGTCCAATAAATTGACTGAAATTTTTAATTTGAAAAGAGACTGGATTTGCTTTAAAATTTTTATTTTCTTGAAGACCATTGTCTAAAGCTACGGAATCTTGTGAAGAAGATCCGAACTTCATGACAACATAAACGCTATTGGTTTTTTTCCAATCAAAAGACTTGTCTGCTAATGAACTTTGAAAATCAGATATCTTTGTTTGTATTGTAGAATTAATTGATTGTTGATTTGTCGCAGCTTTCGAATTTAAAGAATTTTGCAAGCTTCTTAATATTGAAGATTCTGAAAATAAGCTTATTGATGGGTTTTCATAGTGAACCTCCATCAGTAATTTAGTATCAATGGTTTTAAAGTATTTGGGAGAAGCAGGTTTATTTAAATCTCCAATCCACTGCCAACCATTTCCACTCGCACCAAGTTTTAAAGGTTTTTCGACAATAGGTGAATAATAAGATTCAGTTTTCGCTCCAACGACTAACGCATTAGAAGCTAAAAGTCTAGCTTCTTGGAATAACTTAGTATTTTTAATTTTATCACCAAGTTCTATGGTTTTTCCATCCTCTCCTCTGTGAAAGTCTAGAATATCTTTTCCATCTATTGGATCTCTATAAATATTTCCTAGTTGTTGTAGTCTATCTGAAATATTTATAAGCCCAATTACATCGCTATCATTAATTGGGTTTTGAGAACTGACAGAAGTTTGCTCTACAGGGGTGTTATCTAAATAAACGCCTTGCAATATACTAGACATTCCATTTTCACCAAGTATTTGATTGTTTTGATTAACAAGTCCTTCTATCGGACCATCAGAAATCAAATCAACAATCTCCGCAACGCTGTAAGAGTTTAATAGCTTATAAGCTCCAAGTTTTGGGGGTTTGAGAATAGGTGGTTGTGGCTTTGGTTTATTTTTACCACCTCCCTGAAATAAGTTTTTATTTATTAAGTGTTTCATGTCTTATTTCTAGTTTCTTCTAAATGATGCATTTCCCTTGTTGTTTCTTATGTCTCCAGTAAGAGCTTTTTTCGTTTGATATTTTTGCGGATAAGATTTAATAGTGGATTGTATAATGTAACTTCCAACTCTCAATCTTCCATAACCAACTGGAACAGGAATACCTTGTTCTGCTAAGTTTCCTTTGGAGCTTATTAAAAATGATTCTTTTGTTCCACTGACAGTAGCTTCTGTTCTTTGTGGTTTTTCAGAGGGAGCTAATGCTTGTTGTATAACTGCCATTGCGACAGAGTTAAGCACTGTTCCTATCAACGTGCTTGCCCAGCCAGCAGATCCAATAGTACCCAACGCTCCACCGATAACACCTAATGCTCCACCAGCTCCAGCAAGAGCGCTACCAATGGCAGTTAATAAGGTCACAAATCCACGACCACAGATTACTGGAGCAAAATCAATAACAGTGTTTTCTTTTTTTATCTCTAATTGATATTCGCTGACTATATTTTCACCATCGATCAAGATTGAATAATGTATTCCTTGTTGAGATAGTTCTAAAATTCTTTTTTTAAATAAAGCCTTGTTACACGTAATAGCGTCTATAACTTGTTTTGGTTTTTCAATTTCCATTAAAAACGAATCACCGAATTCGTGAGCCAATATTCCATGTAAGTTAACAACTGTCATTTTAGTTTACCCTTAATCCTTTCTAATATACTTACATCATAATCTTTGTTTTGTGGTTCATAAATATTAAATTTGCGAGTATTTATCGAATAAATAACAAAAGACAAGCAGCAAGCCTCTGACATTTTAACGTCGAATTCAGACTCAGTTTCATTTCCAAGAATATGACTGTGAAAAACAGAAACTAAAGAATAGCTATTTTTAAATTTTAAATAACTCGCTGGATCAATAGAAAAGAAAGATTTCGTATCTGCTGCTTGATTTTTTTCAATAGTAGCTACGAAATCTTTTGATTCTTCATCATATCCAATAAACCCACATATTTCATTTATTGAGTTTCTGTTAGAGTGATTAATCAAAAAATCTTTAATTGCCGCAAATGATTTGTTTTTTATTTTATCTTCCATATCTATCTGTTCCAGGGAACCCTCCAAATGGTAAAGAATTTTGCGATGTTTGAATTAATGTTGTTTCAAATTGCGTGATGTAATTTGTTTCTTGCAAATCTATACTTCCAGTATATTCTCCACTTAAGTTAATTTTTAAATTCTGATTATTAGAAGCTGATACACTGTATGAAGATGTTCCAGTAATGTCCATATCCCACCAAGCAAATAATCCAGTTTTTAAAATTGGTTTGTTTTGACTTACTCCTGTAAATTCTGCGTATGTTCTAGGAATTGGGAACTTAATTTCTTTATTGTCATCTTCCCTATTAAAGAATTCTTTTCTGGCATCAATACCATCGAATCCAGTCCATATAGCAGTTGCTCCTAATTTAATATTACTAGTTAATTTAATATTAGAATATACTCCAGAATTTCTAGGATTTGGTGTGAATGTATCGCCGCTTGAAAACTGCCAATCATTGATTCCGAACTTAAGACTTGTTGTAGATCCAGTGTAACTTGGATTTTTAAACAAAAAGAATTCTCCAGAAAACTTTAATTGTGGATTTCTAGGTTTTAATATGTATTCTGCAAAAGTAGAGCTATCCGCTCCGTACATTTTTATATAACCTTCTGGAAAAGAAGTTACGCCTGTTCCGCTGGTTTGACCACCGAATGCCTCTAAATAAAACGGTTGATTTGTTTGGAAATCCCAAGGCATAGAAATAGACCTATTCACTGTTGTATATGAAGGGGTTGGCGCTCCAGAATATTGTCTTGTCGCAAAATCTAATACTAAATTACCTCCACTTGCATAAAGATTCAAACCGCTATACTGACAATTTGTTTTTACATTGTGAAAAATATTAAGCAATTGATCGTTTCTAGTAACCCCATTTGGAAAACTAAAATATGAAGCGATATGTAAATCTTTCGAAGTTGCTATTCCGCTTGATAAAAAATCATCGTTATAAACAGCTAAACCAGAAGGCTCAAATATACATACTTCGCCAAGACCAGCATTGGTATCAGAACTTATACCACTAATAATTATTTGATCTATATATGAAGCGTTGAACACATTTGTACTTCTAGATCCACTATTATACACTACAGATTCTAAGCTACCCTCTACATCTCCATTAAGAAGTAATTTTATAGATGCGTCTCCAAAATTGTTGTTTCCTTGCCTATCGTATAAATCGATTCTATTTATTAATCTTGGGCGATCCCAAGTGAATTGGATATAAGGATTTGCGGCTCCAGAACTAACCCATGAGTAAGCAGTATCAACGTTCTTAACGGATACGCCAGTTAATCCATCTACAACGTTTCTGAAAGAAGAACCCGATAATACACTAGAACCAGTAATAGAAGCTTCTGAAGCAATGTTATTGCTATTGTATCTTGATTTGTGGGAGAAATTTATATAAGAATTTGTTATTGGGTAATTAGTAGTCTCTGAAGTTTGCAGTTCTCCGTTTGAAAATCTTTTTTTGCAACCATCTAATTTTTTATTGCATCCGTCTTTTAACCAGAATGTTTCATTATTATCTGGGGCATTATATTCTGTAGAGACATGTCCGCTTTGAGAGACATACCATATTTTTGCGGGCCTACTTTTTTCTTTGGTACCTGGTCTTGGATTTATTGTAATTTTATTATTAAAACGAAACGCTGGAGTTCCGCTCTCATAATAAATACCAGTATCCCACTCACCAGTGCTGAAGATTGTATTCCATTTATTTTCAGAATCATTATTCAACTTTAAGGTTTGACCATATTCGGTTTCTATTGGAAGACCTTCATAATTGCAACCATTTCCTCTGTAATACCATGAACAGTATCTAGCTATAATCAATCTATTATTGACTTCAAAGTTTTCTAAATCAAGAGGAGATGAAAGTTCGAATTCGACAAAAACTTTATTTTCTGCGGTTTTTTGACTGATAACAAAAGTATCTAAACTTAATTCTGCTGATGAGTCTGCTTGTCCCCACGGATTACCACCATCAAAATTAATATCATCTAAGTATTTTACAAAAGTTCTTTTTCTGATTAATTTGCCAAATTGAAAATCCTTATTGTTTAATAAAGCTTGAGTGATAGCGTAATCTTTGTTGGATATTCTAATCTTTGGTCTTGGTAGTTGATTGCTTGCATTGACTTCAAAACCTTCAGATTCTACAGGCAGACTTCCATATTTTTTACCTTGCCATGAAATCTCTCCTTCAAATATAGCTCCTCCATGAAACATCAAGATAGCATCTGGTTTATCAATAGTATTGAAATGCAACTGAAATAACTCTACTATAGCAGTAGGCTGCAAATCAGTTAAACTTCTAGCAATTTTATCTTGTCCTTGTCCCATAAAGAAATTTACACTTTATAATAAATATTTAACATGAACTTTACACTAATAAAAAGCTTGGAAAGCAATCAAGAAAAACAAATAATAAGTTTCTTTTTGAAATCCAAACCTTATTCGTTTTGTTCTCTGCCGTCTCATTCTTTGTGCGTTTTTAAAATCAAAGAGTATTTGAATTTTCTTCTTGAAAATTGCGACGTATATATTTGCAAGGATTTTTTTGTGGCTGTTTCTATGGAAGCAGATACAGTGATTGTTGAATTTGTTTATGGATCACCTTTTAATGTCATAGGAGATTTTGAAAGATTTCGCAAATGGTTCAAATCAAAAAACAATCAAGTAACCCACTTCTATACAGAAATACAAAGAAAGCATAAACGCAAGTCTTTTCTGAAATTTATTGAGAAGCGAGACAGAAATGCTCAAATAAAGCTTGACAATCAGAAAATCTGCGTATTATGGAATACATAATGGCTTATAGAAATAAATACGATAAAGATGGCTCCTCATTTAATCTGGGGTTGAACGCAGAAAATAGCTTTGTCGCAGCCGCGAAGAAAAACGGTATGGAAGTGAAGCAATCCTCTAGGGAGGATGAATTCAATCATATTGATTTCTTTGTATCGAAGGACAACTTGAAGTTCTCTGTGGAAGTGAAGTCTCGCAAGAAAATCAAAAGAGCCGATTCTAAGGTTAACGATGATTTGATTTGGATCGAGTTCAAGAATGTTAGGGGATCGCGTGGGTGGCTTTATGGTCACGCAGACGCTGTAGCATTCGAACGAGAGGATCACTTTGTAATTGTGGATCGAAAGCTTCTTGCAAGGCTCTGTGAGCGCTTGTGTGACCTAACTAAGATGAACACTGATGTTAAGATGCCTCTTTATGTGGGATACCAACGTCGAGATCGCAAAGATGTTTTATCTTTGATTAAGATGACTGACATCATGACAAACATCAAGCATGTCATTCTTCCTAAATGAATCCAGAAATCAGCTTCATACCAACCCAATCAAAACAGTGGGTTCTACATTTGATCTTTGTTCGCATTCCAAAAAATGCGAGCACTTCTATTTACCATCACTTAGGTAAATACAATTTGGTTAAAAAATACGAACCATATTTTAAAAACAACTGTAACAATCCTCTGTATCGAAATTTCTTCGATACGACTCACGCCAAACCTGAAGAAATTAAAAAGATCATTCCAGCAAATGTAAATAATTACTTTTCTTTTTGTGTTGTTCGGAATCCGTGGGATCGGTTTGTTTCTATGTATTCCTTCTCTTTGAAGAATAAACTTTGGAAGCTTTTTGGTCTCGATGAAGAACCATCTTTTTTAGAGTTTTGTAAAATCTGTGAACAACGAAAAGAAGATGGAGATCCTTATTTCTTTCCAATTCAACAACAGTGTGAATGGCTTTCTGGTGGATTCGATGTTAAGAAAATTCTTACGTTTGAAAATTTAAAAACAGAATTCGCGGAAATGATTCAAGATATTAATGCTTGCCATATATCTCCTCACCTGCCTCACATGAACGCGACAGATCATAAAAATTATCAACATTATTATAATGATTATACTAAAGATTTAGTCGCTGAACTTTATAATAAAGATATCGAACAATTTAATTACCAATTTTAATGAAAATAAAAATCGCAGCTACAAACCCTGTTTTCGAAAATTTTTCTCTTGGACAAGAGGTTTCTTTTTCTATTTCTGTTCTTGAGGATGGAATGCACCAAATTCTTCACGAAGGAATTAAATACATTTTTGAACCAAAGAATACTCTCATTATCAATGAAAAATCAATTTTAATTGAGGGCTTCATCACCGACAATAAAAACGTTGGAATAATGGCTTTCGAATTTTTCGAAAAAGATCAGAAAAATGATTGACATTTCGAGAAACTGGGTTTAAGATCTAAAACGTAACGATAAACAAACAACAAAAAGCAAGCAAAAATGCAAAACAACAAGGAAACTAAGTATCGCGTGTTCGACTCCAAGGACAATTATCAGCAAACCTATAGCGCAAAGCTTAACGGTGCTTTTAGTTGGGCGCGGGATTGTGCCAAGCGCGTGAATGGTTATGTGGTAGAGATTCAACTTGAGAATGATAAGCATCTTTCGGAAGAAGTTGTTTTCACTACCAAAGGCAAGTGAATCTCACTCTAGATAAAAACGATGTTTTCCGATATGTTGTCGGGAACACATCTGTTCATCCAATCGAAGCTCTTATCGATTTCGATAATCGATACGAGGTCATGAACTTCGGAGTGTTTGATCATTCGAACTCTCGGTTGTACACCCAAGATGGAACTTATAATACAGCTTGTTTGTCTGTGGATTTTTTGAAATCTTCTGTTCAAAATCTTTCCAGAGATCAAATCGAGCTTGAGTGTGAAAAAATCTGCATTGATAGTTTTAATCTAGTTCTTGATAATGAAGGTTAAGAAAATCACTAAAGAAGTTGCTAATTCAGTTGTTTCTAACAAGCATTACTCACAAAGACTTGGTATTTTTTGGGAGGGCTTCGGCCTTTACAAAGATGACGTTCTTATTGGAGTGTGCTGTTATGGTCAACCATCGGCGGCAATTCAGAAACATGCGTTTAAAAATCGAGACTTTCGATTGTATGAATTGACTCGTCTGGTTGTTGATGCAAACCATAAAAATGCAGCTTCTTTTTTGATTAGTAATTCCCTTAAAATGCTAAGCGATAAACCGTGCGCAGTAATCAGTTACGCTGACTCTGCGCACGGTCATAGCGGAATTGTTTATCAAGCTACTAATTGGCTTTATACAGGCTCCGTTGTTTCTCATGATTCTCTCTATTTGATTGATGGTGTTCCAACTCATCCAATGACTATTAGAGATCGTTTGGGAATCACTAAACCTGCTCAGTATGCTAAAGAAAATAATCTAACAAAAATCAAACCATCTCCAAAGCATCGCTATTTTTATTTTGTTGGCTCAAAATCGGCAAAGAAAGAAATAACGAAAAAACTTAATTACTCTATTATTAATCAGTATCCAAAATCAGAAAAGACCACTTATGATAGTGGGAATCTTTCCTGCATGGATTGCTTCAATCTTATTCGCAAGCAATGAACTTCGTAAATTCAGAATCTAAAACCACATTGTTGCTTAACAATGCTTGGCAACCAATTACTACTATCACTGCGCGTGCAGCTTTTTCGCATATGTTGAAGCGGCATGTCACGGCTTTGGATAAGAATAGTAATTTGTTTCATTCTCTTGATACTTGGAATCAGCTTGCAGAATTTTATGATGATCAACCTGTTTTGAGAAGTTCAAAAGCTGCGTGGAGAATTCCTACAATTATTATTGTAACCAGCAAGTTCTTCAATAAGCCAAAAAAGAAAAAGCTTACTCTTTTTGATCTTGCCAAAATCCATGGATATGTTTGCCAGTATTGCTTGATTAAACATCCGATCAGCGAATTGACTGTTGATCATGTTCATCCGAAGAGCAAAGGTGGATCTGATGATTACAGCAATAGAGTTTTGGCTTGTCGGTCATGCAATTGCAAAAAGGCATCTTATACTCCTTGGTACGATATCAACGGAAAAATTCCAGAACCTCCACCGATTCCATCTTTTATAATTGGTGCGAATAAAATTCGTAGTGAGTGGAAAAACTTTATTCAAAATTCATGACCATCCTATCTTCTTTAATTAAATCTTTGGAATTGTTTCTATCTTTAAAAAATAAACTTTTTTATTATGAAATCAGAGAAAAATCAAAAAACAGACAAAAAGAAATCATTGCTGAGATTGAGAAATTGCGCAGTCGTGGCGACAGCAATTCTTCTGATGCCGCTGACATCTTGCGAGCTGAACTCGCCAGAGAAAAATCAGAAATTAAACATCTATCAGACTTCTACTCTTCGTCTAAAGAAGGATCAGCCAATTGAAACTGTTGATGGCATCTATACTCCGCAATCAGACGAGATTTGGCATTCTGACAGTAGATTTAGGAAGCTAGAAAGAGATCTTTTTTATAAATAATATTGATATTTGTTTTTTTATGTGTATTATTAATTAATGAAGCAATATTCAGTCAGTTTTAATTCACAAGCCTTTCCGAGAGGAAAAGGTTTTGTGGTTTGATGCTGGCGATAAAAAAAGACTTTATTTTTTTAAACCCAGCGAGTAGCTGGGTTTTTTTGTGCCTCGTCGTTCATTTAAAACCAAATAAAACCACCACTTCAAAAAATTCTAGATTCTTCGAAAAAGTCGTTGACATTTTCTCAATTCCTGTTATTCTTCAAACATCATCAGCGACGGCATCGCCGCCACCGAATGATACCAACCCGAAAGCGCGGTTGTTCAAAGTAGATCTTTCACATTCAAGTTTCAAAACGCCCTCATCGTCTAACGGTTAGGACATCTGGTTTTCAACCAGAAGATCGGATTTCGATTATCCGTGAGGGTACTTTTTCAAACCAAAGGCTCATGACAAGGGAGTGCCTGAAACGCCCAAGTGTTCAGATAATCTGACATTGAAACTTTTGGTTTGGATATTTAAATTTCAATGCTTTCCTTCGTCTAATGAATAGGGCGCCCACCAGTTCGTGTGGGAAATCTAAGGTCGAGTCCTTAGAGGAAAGCGCTTAATAGCGGGTAGGACAAGATGGTTAGTCGGCAGTCCTTGAAATATATACTTTTACAATTATCATGAGTATATGAGATATACAATTTACAAGATTACAAATAATCTTAATAAAAAGATTTATATAGGTAAACATCAGACAACAAATCCAAATGATACTTACTTCAGCTCTGGTAAAGCAATCATAGATGCCATAAAAAAGTATGGCAGAAAAAACTTTACGAAAGAAGTACTATTTGACTTTGATAATGAATATGAAATGAATCTTATGGAAAAAGCGCTCATCACTGAAGATTTCGTATCTCGTAGTGATACGTACAACCTTGGTATTGGAGGTGAAGGTGGTCCTCATTTTAAAGGTAAACAACATACAAAGGAAACAATCGATAAATTAAGATCTGTTGAAGTGTTGCAATCAACCAGAGACAAGCTATCTCAGATCCAATCAGGATCTACACACTTACCAGAAACCAAGAAGAAGATTTCCGAGTCAATGAAAGGAAAGACTCGTTCAGAAGAAACCAAGAAGAAGATTGCTGAATCTTTAAAAGGTAGAACTCGTTCAGAAGAAACTAAGAAAAAGATTGCTGATTCAATGAAAAAACTCAGAGAATATTAAAAATTTAATAGCGGGGTAGTAGCAGTTCGGTAGCTCGTCAGTCTCATAAGCTGAAGGTCGTGGGTTCAAATCCCACCCCCGCCACCTTGGAAATATGACAGAGCGGTAATGTGTCAGTTTGCTAAACTGTAGCCACCTTTAATCGGGTGCATTGGTTCGATTCCAATTATTTCCGCTTTTTAGGGCTACTCGTTCAACGGATAGGACATCTGGCTACGAACCAGAAAATCGAGGTTCGATTCCTTGGTAGCCCGCTTTCAAAGCGTTGTCGCCAGAGCAGGAGAGCTGGGATAGACTGTAAATCTATTGCTTTCGGGCTGAGTTGGTTCGATTCCAACACAACGCATTTCAATAAACTTTAATTCCTAAAGAGCCTCTTCCTTTCCCTTTGTTTTTGGCTCTACAGGTGTCCAACTGAGAATCACAATTTGGACATATCAATCTGAAATTTTGCCAGTGGTTATTCAAAGCGCATCCGTCAATATGGTCAACCCATAATCTTATTGGTTTTTCATTCCATTCGGTGATTCCGCAGATTTCACAAAAGTTTCCCCTTTCTTGGACTAGATGTTTATAGACAGTGGTTCTATTTATTTGCTTCCCAACAAATTCTCCATTCTTTAGTTTGTCCAAATAAAGAGCGGCTTCAAAAGACCTTTGGCATTTGTTGCTACAATATTTTCCAGTGGAAGAGTATCCGAATAAAAAGTCTTGTTTGCAGTATAAACATCTTGACTTAAACTTCTTTTTCATGTATATATATACACGTTAGTTTTCATTTTTCAATTATCCACGTATGGCTGAGGCGGACAAAGCACCTTCTTTATAAGGGGGATTTTGTGGGTTCGAACCCCACTGCGCGGACTTAAACCACACTAAGCTTTAATGGTGAAGCGTCTGTCTGAAGAACAGAAAAAGTCGATTCAAGCGCGACAGTGTGGACTTTATCGAGAAGAACTCGATACGACCATCAGGGTTTTGGTCTCCTGATGTAAAAGAAAAGACCGTACAATTTCAATGAGGGAAGATTCGACATGCATTCAGGATCGTAGCCTGAAACGGTCGCTGCGAAATCGGAACTCACCAATTTCAATGGGTCGTTCGTTCAACGGATAGGACTTTAGATTTCTACTCTAATAATGGGGGTTCGATTCCCTCACGACCTACTTTAATGCTCGCTGGAGTCCTGCATGTCGCGATCAGGATAGCCTGTGCTGTGCAAACCAGACGGTGAGCAACCAATTTCGCGGGATTAGTTTAATGGTAAAACAATAGCCTTCCAAGCTGAAGTCGAGAGTTCGATTCTCTCATCCCGCACTTTTTGTCATGCCATATGCAGCACAGACATGTATATGCGCGTATGCGGTGACGCGCTGCTAACCACAGTGCAATAGACGCAACGTAATCCGACGCATGGTGGTAAAGTCAGGTGGTTCTGAAAATATCCATCCTCTGTGAATTTCGGTAGTATGACAAAGTTTTTTCTGGTATTAGCGAAGCTTGGTATCGCGCCTGATTTGGATTCAGGAGATCGTAGGTTCAAATCCTACATACCAGACTTTTATAATGCTCTCGTTGGAACGGAAACTTTGATTTGCAATATACAAGTCCCTCTGACGGGGTGTTATTTTTTGGGGTGTGTGACAGAGTGGTCGATTGTGCTAGTCTTGAAAACTAGAGGGGTCTTAAAGCCTCCGTGGGTTCGAATCCTACCGCACCCGCTTTTTACCGAGAGTAGCATATGTGGTAATGTCTAGGATTGTGACTCCTACTAATCAGGTTCGAGTCCTGACTCGCGGATTTTTTATTTGTTTAATTGGGGATTGGTGTAACGGCAGCACCGTAGATTTTGAATCTATTAGTGGGGGTTCGAATCCCTCATCCCCTGCTTTTTCTACCTGAAAAGAGCCTATAAGGAACGGTGATATAATGATCGTAGTGCTTCGGCCTGATTGTTTGAGTCGGGCGAATCCTGTGTGGTAGAAAGTTTTTGGGAGTATAATTCAATTGGTAGAATACCTCACTTTTAATGAGTAAGTTTCGGGTTCAAGTCCCGATGCTCCCACTGGATGTCAGATTGCAACTGACTGATCTGGAATAAGCAGGAGAAGGTCCAGAAAGAATGATGAATAACCCTGCACAAATTTAGTTGACTTCTGTAGAAAATAGTCTAAAATGTATATATGAAGTTCGTAAACAGATTATGTAAAAAACACGGACATACAGAATTTGTATTAGAGAGTCGAGGGTATTATAGATGCAAACAATGTCGTTCTGAAAATGTTCAAAAAACTAGAAGATTAAATAAAAGCATTTTGGTAAAGGAGCATGGAGCGTGTTGTATTATTTGTGGATATGATAAATATGTCGGAGCTTTACAATTTCACCATTTAGATCCTTCATTGAAAAGTTTTGGTCTTGCTCATAAAGGTAGGACATTGGGCATAGACTCTCTTAGAGAAGAAGCTAAAAAATGTATTTTATTATGTGCGAATTGCCATAGTGAAGTAGAAGGAGGAATTATAAAAATCCCAGTAACGCACTAGGTGTGCGGCCGCTCTGTTAAAGCGTGTGAGCTTGGTTCGATGCCAAGACTGGGAGCTTTTAAAGGAACCTTAATATAATTACAGTATGAGCGGAGGACATTTTGATTACAAACAATACGACATTTTCGAAATCGCTAGAGAGATTGAACGTCTCATTAAGTTCAATGATTCAGATCAGGTTAACGAATATGGTAAAAGAATCGGTAGAGACTTCAGCGGTGAAACAATTACAAAGTTCAAGATTGCCATTGACATCCTAAGCCAAGCTGCTATCATGGCACAAAGAATCGATTGGTTGGTTAGCGGTGACGATGGAGAAGAAACGTTCCATCAACGCTGGGATGAAGATCTAACAAATTTGCTTGGAGAGGGTCTGGAAGAGCATGCATAATGAGGGGCAGTACCTCAAGACTCTACAAAAACTCCAAGCGCCACTTTATAAATCCACGCTGACTCGTCACCAGCTAGTGTGTTCGCGATAGATGCTTGATGTAGAGACAACATTGAGACCACATGAAAGAAGCTAGTAATACTAGTAAAAATCGCAAGTCTAGGCTGAAGAGAGACGGTCAGCAAGGATGTCTCGGTTGCGTGAAACTTGTTACATAACTGTTGGCTGGAGCGAAAGCTTTGAAGGTTGACAATCTTCTTCGGAAGAGTTATGATCACGAAATTTTATTGCTGAAGTCGCATAGTGGTCGATTGCACCTGCCTTGTAAGCAGGATTGGTAAAACCAACTTCGTGGGTTCGAATCCCACCTTCAGCTCTTAATAGATGCGTAGCTCAGATGGTAGAGCACGGCTTTGATAAAGCTGAGGTCGTTGGTTCGAGTCCAACCGTGTCTACTTTATACCTCATTCGTCTAATGGTAAGACAATTGATTCCAAACTAATTAACGTGCGTTCGATTCGTACATGAGGTGCTTTTTAGGGGGTATAGCATAACGGTAATGCACCTGCTTTGCAAGCAGTAGATTGTCAGTTCGAATCTGACTATCTCCACTTTATATGGCGTGATGGGTGAGGGGTTAATCGACAGTCTGCAAAACTGTCTTATGCTGGTTCGAGTCCAGCTCACGCCTTTATATGCGGGATTAGCGCAGCGGTAGCGCAGCTCCTTTACACGGAGAAGGTCGGGGGTTCAAAAGTTCACTTTTAGTGTAAATACTAATATGAACTACTTAAAAATATATAACGATCTCGTTGCTCACCGTAAGCAAAATCCAGCCAAGGGTTACACTGAAAATCATCATATCGTTATGAGAAGTATGGGTGGTAGTGATACCGCTGATAATTTAGTAAGGTTGACGGGTAGAGAGCATTGGGTTGCTCATTTACTACTCTATAAGATTCATCGCAATAGTCAGACTATTCACGCTTGTAATATGATGGCAATGAGATGCGAAGAGCGAGGAATCGCATATATCAAAAATTCTAGAACATATGAAAAAATTCGTATTCAACACGCTAAACTTATAAGTGATCGTCACAAAATTTTACAAAAAGGAGAAGGAAATTCGCAATACGGCACAAAATGGATATGTAATTTAGATTTAAAACAAAATAAAAAAATATCTAAAGACGATTCAATTCCTATTGGTTGGATAACTGGTCGAAATAAATGGAATCCTAAACCTAAAAAACAAAAAAAAGCTCGATTATTATCGGGTAAAACTTTGAAACAGCAAGCTCTACATGAGCGGCAGACTAAAACATACTTAATAGATAATTTAGTATTTTTTGGTTTAAAGGAGGTGTGTAATTATTATAATCTATCACATCCAGCAGTTTTATATAGAATTAAGTCTCTTAATTTTCCATCTTGGAGAATTAAAAGCGGGAGTGAGTCGAGTGGCGAAGACACCTGATTTACATTCAGGCAATCACCGTGGGTTCGAGTCCCACCTCCCGTACCATGAAAACAAAATATAGAATTCGAGAATTCATCAGACATAATGGCTCTAGATATTTTATTGCGCAGCGTAGCTTTTTTATTTTTTTTTGGGAAAACATGCATACTAGATATGCATCATATGAAGATGCTCTTGAAGCAATTGAAAAGTATCGAGGAATGGAAATCGTAGAAGCGAAAAATCATAATGTCTGAACCAATTAAAAGAGAAGCTAGAACACCTGACTATGGTGACTTTAGTGAGACAGAAGTAGAGGAATTGCTAGAAGAATTTACAGCTAGTGTAAAGCGGGGCTCTACAGGTTGGGGTGTTAGTTTCAAAGACTGGCTATGGCTTCACGGGATCGCTGAACATGTAAAGCTTTTTAAGCTAAAACGGATTAATTAGACACCGTATAATCCTCCGCATCTTCTAGCGCTTTGTATAAAGCTGCGGTCATTAATGGGTGGGTATAGTGAGGTCCAAATCCTTGATGAATTAAAGTTGTATGAGATATTACTTCTCCTTTTTCATTAAACCATGGAAGACCGCTATCTCCAGCCATTATTAATCTATCTGTTGATTTTCTATCTACTACTGCCGAATTTTCATTTGTGTTTAAATGAGCTATCGACATAGTATCATCTTGGTGATAAGCTATCACCCAATCTTTATCTTTTGTTTTGTGAGCTAGAGAATATGCTTTGTGGGCAGTTGGTGCAGGTTTATCCAAAACGCAGATCGTTGTGTCGCTATTTAAAAGATTTTCATTGGTGGGTTTTGATAAAACCTGATCTCTAGACATTGGAACATTTATAGTAAATGTTTTTATTATTCTTCTTTCTATAAAGCCGCCTTTTCCATCATTGAATCCAACAGTTGTTCCGATTGTTGGATTTGAATGCGTGCATGTGAAAATAATTCTTCTAGAAGGTGAATTATAAAGCCAGCCTTTCGAGTGTTCTTTTGTTAAAACTCCAGAAGTATTTATTATTTTTAAATCTGGTTTTAAAAAATTTCCAGAAGCGATTGAGTGCTTGTTAAGCACAATATCTCCGCATCCAATCAAAAAGAAAGAACAAATCAAGATAATAAACTTTTTAATATTCATCTGCTTATCTCCTCCCAATCCATAGAACCATGCACAACTTCTGAATCAGTGCTTGCAGATACAACAAGTGTTAATTCATAAGCCTCGCCTGTAAGACTATTTCTTTCAAGCTGGAATTTAAATAAAGCTTCTTTTAAAATGTCTATGCTTGTAGCTCCTTGAGCATTGGAAGTAAGATAGCCAGAAGCTAACACTCTACCTCCTGATATGCCAGTTCCGTTGAGTTTATATTGTACAGCGGAATTTCCTCCATCATCAGTCCAAGTGCCACCTGTTGTGGTTCCAGATGCAATCACTTTCCAATTATAGATGCCAGTAGCAACGCCCATTACTGACAATGCTGTCAGAATCACAATAGCATCGAGTTTTGTTGATTTTAATTTTATGGAAATTATAGGGTAATACGTACCAGCATTAGCGAGTGCCTTTGGCGCTGTTATTGTTGTTCCAACTGCCTGTTGAAGACCTCTTAGTTCGTAGCCGCCTTCTGAAATTACAGAAGAGCATATTTGTTTTAATTTGCTAGCTCCAGAAGTAGCAGACGTATTTGCTATTTCATATCTAAGCGGTAAACAAGCAGTGGTTATGTAAGTTGAATCAATAATGTTGGCATGATGAAATGTATGGCACAAAATAAATTTGCCATTGATTACAAATCCCATTCTAACAGATCCAAGACCCAACCATTCAATATCCATCCACAAAATTTGAGCTTTGGTGATATCTAGTGTAATTCCAGAAGCTCCAGTTCCATTTAATTTGTCGCCATTCCAGTTTGATTGAGGCACTCTTGTTTCTGTAGCTGGAGAGCCATCGACCAATGAGCGCTCAACAAAGCTTAATGTTGAATTGTCGAGTTCTAAATACATTCCATTATCAGTGCCAAAATAACCCACTCTTTGTCTCAAACCAGTTTTTGCTGGCGACATTACAAATGTATTTAAAACTAATAATGATTTTCCTGGCTGATAAGCAAAAACTTTTGTTGTTTCCCTAGTAACAAAAGAACCAGAAGCACTGGTTACATTCATTTCAATCAATCCCTCATTGCTATTAAATGAGCCGCTGCCACTTACTCCACTAGCCATTGACCAAAGATTATTGTCCGCATACCTATGGCTTGAATCAAACAATGTCAGTGGCTCAGAGACTCTCATACGACCAAATGCGTCAAAATTAGTTGATCCTGCTGTGTTGGCAAAACTCAAATCTTGTTGCTCTAAGGGTCTATAAACATCATTGATTCTATCAAAAATAAATGGAATTTGACCTGCGGAATGTGATAATTGAGCGATATTGTCGAAAGTGTACTGCTGCGCCATGTAGGAATTTACACTTTATTTTGCTCTCGAAAACAAGGAAAGATTTTTTCGATACAAAAATGCGCAATAGATTGGTTTAAATGTGATTTAAAAAGGGCGAGTGACGGAATTGGTTTACGTATTACTCTTAGAAAGTAAGTTTTGAGGGTTCGAGTCCCTCCTCGCCCACTTTTTTGTTGACTTCTGAAAAATCCCTGCTATAATGAAGGAGTAACGCCCATGTGGTGAAATGGTAAACACAGCAGACTTATAGTAAAATTGAGCTTTATAGAGGAAACTTTATAAATGTAACTCGTCAAATTCGGGGAAAGCTTTCAAATGCCAATCCCGAGCCAAGCCTGAGAAATCAGGAAGGTGTAGAGACTAGACGGCGAGCATCTAAGGAGAAATCTACGATGAAGGGATAGTCCAGACCACAAACAGCAATGGTAGTGAAAACTATAGTGGTAAGAAAATCTGCCGCTTTTTAGCTTGTCGGTTCGAGTCCGACCATGGGTACTTTAAAAACTTTTTCTCCTTCTCCAAGTTGGGGTTAAAGCGTGGCAATTGCAGCATAACAATTTTAAATTTAAATAATCATTAAACAGTATAATCAATCGTATGAGCAAGCAAGTAAAACAAGAAAAAAAGCGCGTCAAGCGAAAGGGAGTTCACGCCAAGAGCAAAACTTCTAATCTAAAGAATTCTAAAAACTACAAGAAGTCCTATAGGGGACAAGGCTAATCTTTTTAATGCACTTATAGCTCAATGGCAGAGCATGGCTCTCATAAAGCTGGGGTTATTGGTTCGAGTCCAATTGGGTGTACTTTTTTTATGAAAATCAACGCTACCGCACAGATGGAAGTCGTTCTTACTGAAGCTCAAGTAAGGGAGATTTCTTTGAATTATCTTTCTAACTCTCTAGATTGGAAACATAACTATTTTATTGAAGATGAAAAGGTTTGTTACAACGCTACTTACTCCAGTAGTCATAGTTGGAGTTCTGTAAAGATAGTTAGAGAAGCCTCTGACGAAGATTATTTCGCCGATGCAATTTTTAAAATCCTAAAGCAAAAATCAAATGGACAAAATTAGCAAAACCCTTGAAGGGTGCAGCAAAAACTTCCGTAGGTTTTTTGATTGGTCTTTGGATTACTTGTGCGAACATCACAAGAAGGTCCAGATTGTGAATCGCAGGCATGTTATCATGAACGATTCTCAAAAATGTTCTGGATGGTGTGACGGTTCTGAAATTGTGGTTGCCCGCAAAAATCCTTTGTTTGAGCAAGTTTATGTTCATGAGTTTTCCCACATGACGCAGGCTGTCGAAGAATCTCCTTTGTGGGAAGAGGAATTTGATTTCTGGAATCTTCTTTATGGCAAGGGTTTGCTTGTTCAGGATTATGAACGTGTTTTTGATGTGATTGCTTTGGAAAGAGATTGCGAAAAACGAAGCGTATCCTTCTCTAAAAAATGGAAGCTATTCGATGAAGAGCAGTATGCGCGACAAGCAAACGTTTACTTGCACTACTATCAATATCTTTTTTTGACTAATAAATGGATCAATTCAACCTCCATTTATCACCCTTTGTTGCTTCAATATGCGCCAGAAAAAATTCAGCCTCTTCATAAATTCAAAAATATTGACATGGATTTGATGAAACTATTTTATAATTGTTTGGATAAAAAAGGTGAGTTTTATCAAAAGGGCTTTAAGAATAAATGATTTTCGTGTAATATAGATTATGCCTATTCCAAAAGTAAAGAATAAAGAAAAAAGAAGCGAGTATGTCGGACGCTGCGTATCTGCAATTTCCAGTGAATACGAAAACAATAAGCAGGCAGTTGCTATTTGCTACAATTCTTTCAAAGAGGCAAAAGCTGCGGCGAATGGAGTTGTTGAACTTGGAGACGATGAAATGCTTCTCATGAAAGAGGAGGAAGACGAAAGCGGCGAAGAAGAGTAAATTTTTTGGGCCTACATAGATTCGATCTTACGAAGGATTTGTTAACTAGCATGTAGGAGTTGATCGAAAGGCTCCTTAAAAATTCGATCAAAAAAAACAAACGGCAAAAATAATATTGTCACCTTCCGCAAGCCAGCTTTCAGCCGCAAGGCTGTTGCTCTTACTGCGTAAGTAAAGCGCTCAGGGATACGCTCGCTCTACCCTGAGTTCAAACCGAGCAAAAAACATTTTTTATTAGTTTTTGATGTGTAAAAATTAATGATCAGAATTGCTCACTGAAACGAGCTAAAATATAAACATGTTTGAAGGTTAATGAGAATGAGTAAGGGACAGCGGGGGCAGTTCCCGCTTAGGTCCACCATTTTTTTGTCACATCCACCGCATTTAAATGTAATAACTGTTAATGAAAACAGTAATTTTGAAGTGTGGTAATTGTGGCAGCGAGTTCTTGAGAAGAGCGGCAGAGGCTAAAAGATGTGCAACTAAAGGTTTTTCTGTAGCATGTAGTCGGAGCTGTGGAAAAACCCTAGCAAATAAAAGATATCCAGAGAAATTCTGCAATGCAGAACACTTACCAAAAGGTAATTTGGGTTATAAAAAATCTTTAGATGGTTTCAGCGCATTCAGATACTTTTTAAAAAAAGCTCGTTCGAAAGAACGTTGTGTTAAATATGGAGAGACTGATTTGACATTAGAATATTTAAAGTCTCTGTGGATGAGTCAAAATGGCATTTGCCCATATACTGGAAAATTAATGTCTTTGCCAGAAAGTTCTTCAAAAAGAGACCAGCAAAAACAGCCTCCTAATGGCGCTAGTTTGGACCGTATAGATTCAACAAAAGGATATATTCAAGGTAACGTAGAGTTCGTTTGTTTAGCTGTGAATTATGCCAAGAATAAATTTGGTAAAGAGGAAATGATAAATTTTTTTAAGAGTCATTAATCTATTTGACAGTTCGACTCCCATTGGGTCCACCTTTTAAAGATAAAGAAAATTAAATATAAATTTATACTACTGAAAGTGTAAAAATGATCATGGGACCAAGAAATCTCCAATCTGAAATACACTCTAGTTATATAACAGGATCGGGCGTTTGGTCTGATTATAGAAGTCAGATTAAAACCATGTATGATTCTTCTTCTTCTAAAGAAGATTTTAACGATCATTTAATTCGCGAATACAATAGAAAAATCGACAGATTAAATCAACCTTCTGGTTTGTATATAACTCCTTTCGATGGTGGTTTTAGATTTATCGGGGATTCTATATAAAAAAGCTAAGCAAAAAGTGTAAAGACAATTATGAAATTGTCTGAAAAACTTGTCAGTTTAGCTAAAAAAGAAATTGGCGTAGAAGAAGTAAATGGCTCTAATTGCGGGCCAAGAGTAGATGAATACAAAGCTGCTACATGGTTGAATCCAAAAAAGGGTTGGCCATGGTGTGCAGCTTTTATTTGTTGGTTGTTTAGAGAGGGAATGAAAGGCGGCAAATTTTCTTTTAAAAGACCTAGAACAGCAGGAGCTTGGGATTTTGAAAACTGGTGCTTACAACAAGACAATTCTGTTGTTTTAAAGAAACCCCATAAGGGAGATATCGAGGCTGGAGACATTATCGTATTTACTTTCTCTCATATTGGCATCGCTACTGGACCTCCTGATTCTTCAGGATTAGTGCCAACCATCGAGGGAAATACCGATGGTCAAGGCAGTCGTGAAGGTGGAGCTGTTTTAGCAAAAAAAAGAAGACTTTCTCAAATAAGAAGCGTCATAAAAGTAAATGTATAGTGTAAAAAACACTATGGAAGCTGAAAAATCTCTTTTTAAAGAATTCGTAGAAGGCGGGTGGATCATACCCATGATAGGAGGCGCAGCAATGTTGGCTAGACTTCTTTCCAGTTCTACGAAAATAACTTTTGTTGAGTATTTTAAAAAAATAACAAGCGCTGCAATTGCTTCTGGCATTGCTTGGTTTATTCTTGAGCAAACAGATATTCCTTCTCTTTACAAAGCTGTAACTTATGGCATCATCGGCGTCGTAAGTCCAGAAATAATCAATGGAATTGTCAAACTAGGCAAAAAATTTCAATCAGATCCATCAAAATTCGTAAAAAAATGAAAATCTTGGCATGGTTTTTGTTCTTCTTTAAAAAGAAAAAGAAAAAAGGCATATCAAAAGAAGCTTTGAAGCAGCTCCTCCAAATCAAAGAAAGAGATAAAAAAGAACAAAGTTCAATTTAAAAGTGTAAATATTATTATGCAAGACATTATTCAACTCCTAGTTTCTAATCCTTGGTTCAATGTAGCTACCGCTGTTGTCACTTTAGCTTCTACTGTTGCAGCAGTTACACCAACCCCAAAAAAAGGATCTTTCTTAGCTCAGCTTTATAAAATCATTGATTTTGCCGCAATCAACATCGGCAAAGCGAAGCAGAAATAATCTTGACATACAACAAAAACCCTATATACTGAGTCGTGATGAACAAAAACATTACGACTCAGTTTTTTTTGCGCTACGTGCCAAAAGACAAAAACAAAACAGGTGCAACTCTTTTTGTCTCTAGTAGCAAAGAAGATATTTTTGAGAAATATATGCGCCAAAGCGAATCGAATCCAAAAGACGATTACCGCATTGATAAAGTCACGACTCAAATCGAAGTCATCGCTCAAACAACTGATTTCCGCCAAGCTACTTTCGATTTTTAATTCATTTAAAACTTTTCTTGAAAAAAGTTTGACACGAAGTTGAAACTGTATAGACTCAGTATATATGAAGACTGCTGTTATTTCCTCTCCATTGATCGCATCCAGCAACATGCAAAGCTCAATCATGGGCATGGATGAAGCTGGCATGAATACTGCAACGTATTTCATGCGGGACAAAATCTACACAGACAAAATTCAAGCTGTAGTGCGGGAATATATTTGCAATGCTGTTGATGAGCATCAAAAATATAAAATTTCAAAGCCTGTTCTTGTCGGTCTTCGCACTAAGAATTCATCCACCGAGTTTTATGTTCGGGATTCTGCCAAAGGATTGAGTGAAGAAGGTGTTCGTAGCATTTTCGGAATGTATTTCCGAAGCACGAAATCAAAATCCAATGATTCTATTGGTGGTTTTGGCGTTGGTTCCAAGGCTGGACATTGCTACACTGACACCTTCTTTGTTACTTCTCACTACGAAGGCGTAAAATCGACATACACTTGTATGCTTGGTGGTGGAGATTCTGGTGTTCCAGTTGGTCATATTTACAAGATCGACGAATCTCCCACTGAAGAAACTGGCATCGAGGTATCTTTGGAGATTAATCAAGATGATTATCAAGGTTTCGATGATAGAATTTCGGAATTTGTAACTTTTTCTCCATTTAATATCGAATTTTTGTCGCGTAAAGGTACGCTCAAGCCTGCAAAAGCTACTTTTGAGAAGCAGCTTGGACGCTTTAATATTAGGTTGGTGGAGTGTGCTGGTCATAACCTTCGATCAAAGATTCAAATGGGTGGCGTTACATATCAGAGTATTCGCTGGAATATTCCATATAAGGTAAAAAAGGATCATTGTTTGATTATTGATCTACCAATTGGGACCATGAGCATTCCGATTAGTCGGGAAAGTTTTGAGGCTACCGCAAATAATGAAAAAGTCTTGACTGAAATTCATTCTTTGATTAAAGAGTTTTCCGAAAATGATTTGCTGAAGTTTAAAAATAAAACTATCATGGATCTCTTGAGGGAAAAATCAAGCAGCTTGCATGATATTAAATACGTCGGAGAGGTTTTTGAGTCGTCTCCTTATGTTTTGTATGACAAGGAGATCGTCGTTGCGGGTTCTATTCTTCAGTCATTTAGCTCTGAACCTGTACAGACAGAAACTTCTTCTTGTGGTAAGAGGGCAAAGCCTGTTTTGATTATCCTGCCGAATCAATCCTCTTATTGGAAAAGTAAAATCTGCTCTTATTGCGAAAATAATAAAATCAATTTTTATTATACAGCAAGCGAGCATTCTGATTTGCGTCAAATTTGTGAAGATTTCTTTGTTATTAAAAGCATTAAAACTCTGAAATTTCCCAAAATCGAAAAGCAGCATCAGAAATACACTGTATGGGGCCGAACTTTTAGAGTTGGACTGTTTAATGCAAGCGAATTCAATAAATTTATTCTGAAAGACATCCACAAAATCTCAGAAGATGACATTCCAAGTAATGTCGTAACTGAAGAAGATTTTTATAAATTCAACAGAGAAAAATTCTCCAAGGTCTCTAATTTTTCGGAATTGAAAGGTTTTGTTTTTTGTGGATACAATCACTTGTCTAAAACTAGGGATGTTCACTATTACACATCTTCCAAAATTCTTACTGAAGAACTGAAAAAATACGGCTGGATCGAACACAATAGCCCCGAGTATATCAGCGCTGTTTCTAAAATTACAAATAAAATCACTCAAGAAAACGAGATCAAAGAAAAAAGACATTCTGCTCGTAGGAATTGGGTTATTTATAATAATAAAACGTCTGAAAAAATCGAATCAAACCCTGACTTCGCTGAAAAAATTGGATCTTTTTGGCAAAAAGTCTTGAAAGAAAACTCTGTTCGTGGTAAGATCTTTTCGTGCATGAATAAAACTTATTCGCCGCCGAAACTAAACCGTGCTGAAATTCGTCAAATCCTAAAGCTGAAATAATAAAAAAAATATGAAGTATATTGCAAACCACACAGGAATCGTTTTCTTCTTTGACAACAAGCCAGTCAAGGTCGAAAAAGACACTCATCAATACGCCAAAATCATCAAGGCTTTTGATTTGCCATTGGAAGATCAAGAAAAGGTGATCATTGAAATTCTTAAGCAGAATTCTGGCAGTTTCGAAAAAGATGGATTCTCTATCATCTCAGAAGAGGTTCTTTATCAAGGAGAAAGGCTTCCGTCTGTTCTTTCTGAAAAGGTTCGATCTCTTGTCCGAGATGGTCTGCCAATTTCTCTCTTTGGCAAGTTTTGGGAAAATGTGAAGCAGAATCCTTCTAGCTCTTCAGTTCGCGAACTCTATGACTTCCTTGCTTACAAGGAGCTTCCAATCACTGAAGATGGATGCTTCCTAGCATACAAGGGGCTGGCTGATAACTATTGGAGTATCTCTGGCAACACTAAGACTCTCGTTGTCAAGGGTAAGGCTAACAATGCTGGAAAGATCTTCAACGGTATCGGAGAAGAAATTGAAGTGGTTCGTCGCGATGTAGATGATAATCGAAACAATCATTGTTCTTTTGGTTTGCATGTTGGCTCGCTCGATTATGCACAAGGCTTCTCTCGCGGCAAGGTTGTCGTTGTGAAGGTGAATCCAAAAGATGTTGTTTCTGTTCCTTCTGACTACAACTGTCAAAAGTGCCGAGTTTCTGCATACAAAGTGGTGAGTGATTTTAAATCAGAAATTAAGGCTTCGGTTGCTGATGAAGAAGGCGAAGCAGTTATCTCAAATGAAAAGGCAGAACGTTCTGATTTTGTTGATCGTATTGATCGATATTTGACCAAGAAGTATCAGCAAGGCTTCTGCGAAGTTACTGTTAAGTCTATTCAAGGATCTTTCTCTCCAGAGTGTCCATCTGCGCTTAGGATCAAGGATGCTGTTGAGCAGCTTGGATATAACTGGAACTACAGTGATACTGGAGCTATGATTGTCATCATTCGTTAACAAACACAAAAAAAAAGGGGGGGCGCAAGCCCCCTTTTTTATTTTAAAAAATGAAATATACAGTAGAGATTAGCCGAGGTTGCGTGGCAGATGCTTTCAGAATTAATGGTAAGGATTGGAATGGTGAGTATGAACCTAATCTTATGACCGAAGCAGAGCGATCTGAATTCTTAGATCATGTATTTTCTGAATTAAGAAAAGGTTTAGATGAAAGTACCGTTCTTCTAGAAGAAATAATGCATTGTTTACAATGCGATGAGCGAGAGTTTAGTGAACCTTGCGGTCAATGTGGAGACAGCGTTGAAACGATCACTTGGGAAATTTGATCTTGACTTTTTGATGAAAAAAGGCATGATGGTTGCATGCTCAGCGCATTCGGAAAGATTCACGTAAACAAATCAGCGAAGCGAGTTGTCGTTGATTTGTCTCCTGACTTTGTGCCTTATTACATCTGGCATTTCAAGAAGACACATTGGCTAAATCTTCATAGTCCAATGCATTGTGGGCATATTACATTGGCAAACTCAAAGCTGCATCCTAAAGCAGACTATCAACAAGCTGCTGATATTTTTCATGGTCAGGTAGTGTCGTTTGATTATGATCCTCATATCATTCGTGGTGGTCGAACCAAAGGCTTTGAAATGTTCTATATGAAAGTCTTTTCCCGTGAACTAGATCGTATCAAGCGAAAGATTAAAGTCGTTGATAATGCTGGTTATCGTGGCTTGCATATTACTCTTGGAAACCTAAACAAAAGTGGCCAAACACCAATGCAGTATTGGCCTGAAATGATTGAAATTAAAAAATGAAAACTGTAATTCTACTCCGTTCTGTATCTGGTGCTGGTAAAAGCACTCTCGCTGACCTTCTTGCCTCCAATGAGGGGTGGGTTAGTGTTTGTGCTGATTATTACTTCGAAGATGATGCTGGTAATTATAACTTTGATGCTAGTAAGCTGGGTGAAGCTCACCGTATGTGTCAGGAAAACTTCATGTATTGGTTGACACATACTAATGTCGATTGTATCATCGTTGCCAATACCAACACCAAAGAAAAGGACTTTGCTTTTTACGAGAAAGCTTCTAAAGAGCATGGTGCCATGTTTATCAGCTTGATTGTTGAGAACAGGCACGGCAATACCGATGTTCATAATGTGCCAAGCTTTGCCAAAGAGCATCAAGCAATGAATATCATGAACAGTATCAAACTCATCTAATGATACATACAGCATTTCGATTAACATGTGATCGCTGTAATAGGCGAGGATTTGACAAAGGTGATGAATCTGAAGATGATGTGTACGCTAATGCTCAAATGCATGGATGGACATTTCAAAAAGTTCAAAATGGAGCAATTTGGGATGTTTGTCCTAAATGCACAATAATTTATAAAAATGAAAAAACTACATAAAATTCCAGCATGGTTTTACCACTGGCGAAAACCCACTCTCTATAAACAAGAACCCTCGAAACTAGATGTATTGGAGGTTCGTTTCGAAAGCAGAGAGGTATCTGAGTATGATGTTATCTTTGAAAATGACTCTGAAATTTGGAGACTTGACGTAGGTTATGATAATCAAGTTTATCTTGAGAAATATAAGAAAAAGACCAGCGTAAATAAACAATACAAGAAACAGCTTGTAGCTTACGAAAAAGAGAAAGCTGAAATTGAAAAGCAAGCTGTTCAGTGGGATGAAGTAAACAAGCTCTATCATGAGAATCAAAAGATTCAAGCCGAAAATGAACAGCAAAAATTGTATCTGGCTTTGAAAAAGAAGTTTGAAAAGAAGGATTAATAAGGAACTACAGTAGAATACTCTCAACGGAACTCTTATATAATACCATGATAATAACACTCACAAAAAACATTCACATTTGTTTCGGTGCCGCTGGTAAGACTACAAATGAAGTTTTCGAGCAATGGGAGCTAGATGCACCAACTCGTCCAAGGTTTGGACGTAATTGGTGGTTTTGGAAACCTACTTTTCGTACAAACGGTGGTCGATTTAAATCACATCAAAACACAGACATTAATTTTCATTGGTTATGCTTTTATGCATCTTTTACTGTCTTTTCATGGAAGTGTAAGATGCAAGAAGAATAAAGGAACTCTTATATAATAACAATATGCAACTTCCTCTGAAAGAAGAATTTAATTTCAAAGACTGTACGATTGCTGGCGATGAATGCTGGTTGATCACCCCGAAAGATATGAGTACGAAGTGGTTTGACGATAATGCCCGCTTCCGTTCTTGTATTATTCGTAAGAGTGATCATACTGTAGTCTCTCAGGGATTCTCTAAGTTTACCAACTTCCATGAGCGTCCTGAATTTCAACCTTGGGATAATTCTTGGAAAATCGAAGCTCGTCACAAACTAGATGGATCGCTCTTGATTGTGTCCAAGTATAAGGGTGAGCTTATTGTTCGTACCCGTGGCACTGTTGATGCTCGTAACATGCCTAATGGTCATGAGATTGATGAACTGATCTCTAAGTATCCAGAGGTTTTTGACAATGAACTTCTCGATGCAGGTTATTCGGTATTGTTGGAATGGACTACACCAAGCAACATTATTGTTCTTCGTGAACATAATACTCCTACCTTGACTCTAATTGGAATTGTTTATAATCAAGATGCTTATTATGCATCACAAACCTACTTAGACGGTATTGCCGAGGAATGGAATATTGAACGTCCTAAGAGCTATTACTATAACACTATTGAAGAATGTATTCTTGATGTTGATGCATGGCGTGGTAAGGAAGGTGTTGTTCTTTATTCTCCTGATGGTCAGACTCTCAAGAAGATCAAAGGTGCTGAATACAATGAACTTCATAAACTAGCTACTGGTATTAAAACCGTCGCTCAAGTGATGGATTTGTTTATTGCTTCTCCTCGTTTTGATAGTGAAGAAAGCTTCTACAAGTACATAGCAAATACACTTGATTATGAGATCGCAGAGAAGATCAAAGATGATATCTCTACTGTGGTACGAGCTTATTGTAACTATACTTACAAGCTGCATCGACTGACTGATGTTGTAAATGATCTTTCCTTTTGTGAGACACGTAAGGAACAGGCAATTGTAATCACTTCACGCTACGACGATTGGCGACGAGCTTTTGCATTTAAAATGCTTGACAATCAAGAGATTGATGATACACTAGAGGCCAAAGCATTACACTACGAACTACAAGAACAATTAAAAAATGAAACTACTACTAGCAACCTCTAAATTCTGCGGTCCCTGTCATATGCTCAAACGAAAGCTTGATGATGAAAAGCTTCAAGTTAGCATGATTGATATGGAAGAAGATACCGATACTTTTAGAAAGTATGGCGTACGAGCAGTACCAACTCTTTTGGTATTGCAAGATGATGAAGTCCTTGAAAAGATTCAAGGCACGAATGATATTTTTAATAAGATTAAAGAAAATGCTTAAGGTATACAAAAAGCGCGAAAACTATCGCAGCATCAAGATTTGCAGTGATCTACATTATGGTCACGACAAAGAGTTCTTGTATATTCCGCGAGGCTTCAAGAGTGGGCAAGAACATAATGATTGGATTGATGCTCAAATTCGAACCTTGCAGCATGATGATCTTCTAATCTGCTTGGGTGATGTCGGTCTTAGCGTTGGACCTGAAGCTATCATGCGTTTTCTTGATCGTATTCCATGTGAAACTCTCATGGTTTGGGGAAATCATAACTCAGGTGTCATGCAGGCATACAAAAACAATCTACCAATTGGATTTGAAAACCGAGAAGTTTATCCGCTGAAAATTACCCACAATATTACTATGATGGGTGAATCGTTTATGCTTAACGTGGATCGTGATCGCTTCTTTTGCACTCATATGAGTCCTCTGATTTATCACGAACAAAACCGTAATCGGGTTTGTATCTGTGGTCATTCGCATGGTAATCTAAAGCAAATTAATCCTGATCGTGATGACTTTGGAAAGATTCTTGATTGTGGTGTTGAGAATGCTAAGGCATATAATGGTACCGCTTTCTTTGATATTGATGAAGTTGTAAAGATCATGTCCAATAAAAAGAATTCTAACTTTGACCATCATTAATGAACACGAAGCAAGTCATTGTAATACGCAAAGATTTAAATATGAGGCGCGGGAAGCAAATTGCCCAAGGCAGTCATGCCAGCATGGCTTTCCTAACTAAAGGAATGGAATGTTTTCAATCAAATGATGGATATGAATTTGCTACAGAAACAATTTATATTGAACGAGCTGAAGAAATTGAGCATTGGCTCCAAAATTCCTTTCGTAAGATTTGTGTGTATGTGAACAGTGAAGAAGAACTTGTAGCAGTTCATCAAAAAGCTATTGACTCTGGACTTATTTCCCATCTCATTATAGATAATGGGAAAACAGAATTCCACAATATTCCGACAGCAACATGCTTGGCAGTCGGACCAGCTTGGGATTACAAGTTTAGTGGCATAACAGATCATCTTCCTCTCCTCTGAGGAACTCTAATATAATAAATTATGAAAGATTGGATTGTTAAATTTAAAACTTATCATGAATCTTTTAAGGGTTATGATTTGTGTGATGGTTGGAGTGAATATAAAGTTTTTGCAAAGGATTCAACATCAGCAGAAAATAAGGCTAGGAAATTGTGGAAAAAACAGTTTCCAGCTAGATGCTGGATTCAAAACACATCGATTATGATTGCCGAACCAGTTACAGCAGAAACTGTATACGAGCTATAATTATGAAGAAGCCTAAAAAACTAACTCCACCTCCTGTTGATAATCGTAAAGAACTACACGTTGAAATTAAATCATCTTGTGTTTATGATGAATGTGAAGGTGTTCAATTCGGATCTTGGGAAAAAAAGTTTGATGAAACTGTCGTTAAAATCTCAAGAGATTACAAAATTTTGAACAGGTTCGTCTTCTCATCTTACAAGGTACCTGATGAGGTTTATAATGCTACTTATGTTTATATTGTAGCTGTAACATATTCTTCTGGTGATACGTTCGGTAGTTCATCTGGCAATACAGCTATTGCTTTTATTACAGAAAATCCAGAAGAAGCATTGAAAGCAAAAGATGCTGTTGAGTGTAATTGGAGTAAACCAGAATGGAGCAAGCATCCAAAAAATGTAGCTCAATATCCCTCATGGACTGGATACTTTGAAAGTGTAGAAAATGTTAAAATTGTGTTCCTACCAGTAATTGGATAAAAATATGAAACCACTATATACTAAAATCCTCACGCTCAACAATGATGGTGAAACTCTAGCAAAATCATTCAGGAGTCTAATTAATAAATGGGCAGAAGAAAATGAAATTGAACAATATAATCCAATTGAGCTATCGTTTCTTCTTAAAGAAGAATTGGAGGTAATTCTATGCTATTATTATTGTGATGCTGTCGAAGGCTTACAAACTAATCCTAAAACGAGAGAAGCTTGGGTAATAGATGAGCTGGCAAATGCCGTTAAATTCGTTCTTGATGATAACGACAGTGAAAGCGGAATGTATTGGCCTGATGTGATTAAAGCATGTAAAGCTGCTTACGAAAAGAAACTAAAACTAGACAAAGGTGACTACTGACATTTATTATACATACGCTAGTAAGCAAGAATTGCTTGACATTGGAGCAGATCCGTCTACAATCTACGAAGACATTAGCGAGTCTTACGAGAATCTTGATGAAGAACCTAATGGACTCACACAAGTAGAACTACTAAAATGAGCAATCAAAAATACTACACCATTGAATTTTATATGCCCCCACCTGTTGACAAATGGGCTATAATGATTAGCTTTGCTTACATGAGAAAGTCCTTTGCTGAAGGAGCATGGGCTATGTTAAAAGCTCATTATAATCAACAATTTGAACATCGGCTATTGTGTAATGGAGAGGTCGTAGATACAATTTCAAAACAAACAATCAAATTAAACTAATGAGACCAATTAAATTTAGATTCTGGAATAAAATGGCTTGGAGATTTCAACCTCCTAGCAAGTATGCTATTGATGGTGAAGGTAAGCTCGTAGCATATGATTATGAGATGGGAGCATATGAAGATCCCACCGACTTCTCCGATACTATTATCGTACCACAGCAATATACTGGTTTGAAGGATAAGAACGGTAAGGAGATTTACGAAGGTGATATTGTAAAGATTGAAGCCTATCGTGGAGCAATTCGTCATGTCCAAGTAAGATGGGAATCAGTTGATGGCTCCGATGATATGGGGACAGATATGATTGGATTTCCTAGATATAGTGAATATGGAGAGCCTGAAGTAATCGGAAACATCTTCGAAAATCCAGAACTACTAAAGCAATGAGCGGTAACGAACTAATAACAATTACAATCGAAGATCCTCATACAAAGAGGGTGTTGTCATGTAGATATGACCTATTAAGTGCTGATTTTTATAAGGGAACTAAAGGAAAATATCATTTGATGATGTTGGATAATTTAGTTGAACGATTTAATAAACGTAAAAATGAGAAACCTAAAATTTAAAATTTGGGATAAAGCTGACCAAGAATGGACTTCCTATGCTCCCGTCTTTAGTTCTGCTCACGGTAAAATCTTTGAATTTTTCTTATCTCAATACCAAGTGGAAAATTTAGTGATTCAACAATCCACTGGTCTGAAAGATAAGAATAATAAAGAAATCTACGAGGGGGATATTGTTAAAGGATTTTTCTTTGACACTGATTACATGTGTAATGAAGTTTTAATATGTCCTGTCCAATGGAGTAATCGAACGGCATCTTTTAATATTGGACATAGATACTGGGACTCGAAATCTATGGAAGTTGTTGGAAATATCTTTGAGAACTCCGAACTATTAAAGCAATGAAATTAAAACCTATAAAGTTAACTTCAATGAAACTAACACCAGAGCAACTAAAGAAAGCAGCATATGAATATTGCCGCTTGATGAAATTAGATCCAGAACAATCAATAGGTCACAGTCCTCCACCAAACGAGGATGGCAGTGTTTATCTATCGTGTCGTTGGAGTCCACAATGGAAGATTGTAGCAGATGAATTGAATCATTATTGTATTATTAAATCAAGTATAGAATATGGACTCACGGAAGATTAAATTTAGAGTATGGGATGGTGAGAAATTTCTAATGTCTAGCACCAGCAGAAAATCAGATGCTGAAAATATAAGTTTAAAAATCGAAGGTGGGATTTTACCTATACACGGTGGCAGATCTAATTATCATAATAATCTCTCGGTTCAACAATTCACTGGTCTGACGGACAAGAACGGCAAGGAAATCTACGAAGGTGATATTATTGAGGTTGAATTATACGAGAAATGGTCGAGTGAAGAACCCTTCAAAGCGATCCATGTTGTATTTTATAATTCTAATCGAGGTGCTTTTGTTCATGCTAAAGACCCAAAAACATTTCCATCTGGAATGGTATTTGATCCATATACTTTTGATCCTATGCCTTGTGAAGTCATCGGAAACATCTTCGAAACTCCTGAACTCTTAAAACAATGAAAACAGCAGCATTAAGAGGAACTAAAGCAAAATTCGTAAAACCAATCACTCACCATTGGTTCACCAATCTTGTAGAAGACCAAAAACTTCTGGAGATTGGAAAAGAATATACGGTTGAAAAGGTCGAAATTGCTAGTTCAGGAACATATCTCTGGCTACAAGAAATTCCAATCTATGACGAAGAAAGAGATCTTCCGTTTTTTAACTATCACAGCTTTGAAATACTAAATGAAAATTAACGAACATGATTCACTGAAGCAGCTTCTAATTCTCAAAGAGCTGTGTAACAAGATCTATATTGCTCGAAACATCTCATTGAGTAATGATGATGTGATCCGACAATTAGAACTCATTGATAATCTATTTAAAGACAGCGATGGACAAGGAAACTAAGCAACAATTATCAGTACCTTTATTTGGCTGAGTTAAAATTGGTATGTTTCCAATTCAACACATCATGGACATGATCCAAATCGCTATTGCTCCAAAAGTTTACATTCTCGAACAAGCATCACAACTAGTTAAAGAACAATGAAATTTAAACGACTCTTCAGTCCATTTTTCTGGAAATACGATGTTTGGTATTCACTTTGTGCTTGGTTTAATCCTCGTCAAAAGTGGTTGACTAAACATATTCCCAATACATGGAAAGACAAACCTGAGCTTATTCAAGATATTCTTTTTGCTTGTTTGATTCATTATGTAGAGGAAGAAAAAGGTCTACGAGACGCTTCATTTTATGAAGAAGATCTCAAGGATGGTCATTTGTCTCAGGAACACTATGATCAGTCTGTAACACTCAACAATGATCTTAGAGAGGTCTATGACTATATTAAGGTAGAGCGTCCAGTTTTAGAATCAAACGTTAATCATCAAACTGATGTAGTTGTTTGGCTCAATGCTGAAAACACTCTGTATGATAAAGACATTTGGGCAATGTCTGTTATCGTAAAATACAGCAAATATCTATGGACCTAAAAAACCTAGAACAAACCTACCTCAAACCATGTGGTGGTAAAGTTGTAGCCTCTTTGATCGGAGGTTCCACTTTATATGGATTAAATACTCCGTCGAGTGACATTGACTATCGTGGTATTTATGTAGCCACTGATAAAAAGTATATCGCTGGATTTGAGAGCATGGACAGCGTTGTGCTGTCACCTCATGCTGGAGATAATGAAGATGCTACTTATTATGAGATTGGTCATTATCTTAAACTATTGCGCAAAACTAATACTCAAGTGATGGAGATATTGTTTGCTCCAGAGTCGTCTTTTGTTTATAAGCATCCATTTTTCGATCAAATTCGAGCGCATGCATACAGCTTGATTGACAGCGAAAAACTAAAGAGTTCTATTCTAGGTTATGTTCATAGTGAACTACGACTAGCAACTGGAGAACGTAGCGGTCAACTTGGAAGCAAACGTAAAGCTGATGTTGAGAGGTATGGATTTAGTCCTAAAAACTTTGTTCAGATCTTTCGTTTGATTCGTGTGGGCATTCAATTCTTCGACACTGGAGTTTATATGGTGAACGTGCAAGAACACTCCCCAATTCTTCATGCTTGGTTAATGGCTGTTAAAACTAATCCTTCTGAATACACCTGCGAAGGATTGAAGGAATTAGTATTATGTGATTTGGAAGCTTTGGAAGTTTCAATTAAAAAGAGCAAAGTTGATTTAAAGTTTGACATTGATCTTGCTTCTGATATAATTTGTTCAATCCCAAAAATCTTTTAAAAATGAATTTTGAAAATATAGTAGTGTTTTGTGTGTTTGTCTTGTATTCAATCGTAGCTATTTCACATGCCATGAAAGGTAACTATGCATGGGCTTGTGTGTGGGGTGGCTATGCAGTAGCCAATGTTGGCTTGATTATCGCTCAATCTAAATAAAATAATAAAATGGGAATGTTTGATTATATCAGATGTAAGATGCCTCTGCCAAAATGGCCCGAGGGCATGAAACAGTGTACTCTGCAAACGAAAAGTTTCGATCATCCTTGTATGAATGATTACGAGATTGAAGACGGCTTTCTTTATGTTTGCAGCCAAGAGTTTGACTATCAAAAAAATGATTCTGTAACTGGAATTGCTTATCAAGCACTGCCAACAAAGCGTTATGTTGTAACTCATTTCAGTGGTGTCATTAAGTTTTATCACTATTATAATCATCCTAATTACACATATGAAGAAGCACACTACTTTGAAGGTGGAAACATTGATTATGAAGTTAATGTAAAGGAAGGTGTGGTTGGTGAAATTCGATGCGTTTCAAAGGTAGAACCAAAAGAACTGTCTGATGAAGAGGTAGCAGCCAAGGTTGAAAAATATCGTGAGCAGGTTAAAGCTAACCGTGAAAGAATGATCCAACATCGTAAGGAAAATCCATCACCAACTGAAAAATTTGTTGATGATCTTTCCGATATTATTTTACCTAAAACAGCAATCACTGATGTGAGTGATTACATTAAGATCATTAATGAAGTTGAGAAGCGTATTAAAGAATGGCGAGTAGAACATGACCCTTGGTTTTTTCATGAAAAATAAAAAGTACAAATATAGAGGCAAGATCATTGAATGTGAAGAACATATCATCAAGCAATTAAACCTTGCATTAGCAATGAACCGTTCTCAAGATCGTTACGTTGAACTAAAACCAAAAAAGCAAAATGGCAGCAAAGAATGACATTACAGGCGACGAGATCAAAAGCAAAGGTCTCTCAAGCAAAGGGCGAGATAATTGGGATCGTATTTTCAAAAAGCAATCAGCATATGATTGGTTGAAGGAACTTGGATATGATGAAGACACAATCATTGATCCTGATGGGTGGCGCTATGATGATGTAACTCTCGATGCCCCCATTACTCGCAGTGATTTCTTCACACGATTCAACCAATCAACCGTAGCGTTACCATTACCTAATCTAAATGAAAATAAACAACTTTAAATTATTCCTCGACGACATACGGAAACCAAAGGATGGATTTCTTTATGGTGAACAGAAGTATCTATTGGATTACTCTCACACACAAAACTGTGAATGGGAAGTAGTTCGTAATTACGAAGACTTTTGTGAATTCCTTGACAAGTTTGGAATTCCTGCTATGGTTAGTTTTGATCACGATTTGCACTTCGAGCATATGAGACATTATCATGATGTCACATCCAAAACAGGTGTTATTGAATATGGTAATTTAAAACATAAAACAGGAAAGCATTGCGCCGAATACTTTATGGAAAAGTGGCGAGAAGCTGGCAAACCAAACGTTGGTATTTATGTTCACAGCGCTAATCGTTGGGGGCAAGTCGAAATCAAAAACGTACTAAAGGAAGCATTATGATTAATCGTATTTATTGGGATATAGACGAGACCCTCATTCATACAATGATGAGGCCACCAAACCAAACCCATACCGCTTTCAGCTTGGAAGATGGTATGTATTATACTATGATTCGACCATGCTCGAAAGAGCTGATTGAATTTAGTCGCGAACTTGTTGGAGAGGATAATGTTCATATTCTTACCGCTGCGACACGCGATTATACGATGGAAATTAATCGTATTGGTGAGTGGGATTTTAAACCAGAAAATATCTTTGCGCGGGAAGATACTAAACAACATACGTTGTATAGACCAACTATTTATGGTGGTTCTCTCTATGAAGTATTTCCGCATTCATTTGCTCACAAAGATAACGTTCTGATTGATAATCTGCCTCCTCGCGAAAATGATTTGAAGACATCTTTTATTGGCATCAATCCAACTACCAATTATTTGATGGTTCATGATTATTACGGCGTGAATAACATAGAACATGATTTCATTAAACAAGTAAAAGACTTCCTAATTAAAAAACACAATGAAAACTAAAATCATCACTATTATTTGCTGGCTTGCTTTTTGTTTGTCTTGTTTTGCAGAAACTGGAAAAGCTTCTCATTATTCTACTCAGACTGGCAGTAGAACCGCAAGCGGAGAGCGTTTAAACGATAATGCTTATACAGCGGCTCATAGAACTTTAAAATTCGGAACAAAAGTCAAAGTCGTTAATCTACAAAATGGCAATGAAGTAATCGTTAGAATCAATGATCGCGGTCCTTTTAAAAAGGGTAGAATTATTGACGTTTCTCGCGCAGCGGCAAAAGCTTTAGGTTTCTATAATCAAGGACTGACAAAGGTTAAAATTTATGTATTATAATATATAAAAAATGGATATAATTGAATTCGCCAAGGGGTACAATGAAGTTTATGTATTGAAAAATATAGGCAATCGCGGAGATAAGCTTATTGAATTGGGAATGCTCCAATATTTTTCTAATTATAAAATAAAAGTTAACTTATTAGAATTCAACGACACATCTAAAGAGGGAGATCTATTGTTTGTCAGTGGTGGTGGGGCATTTTGCAACAATTGGTCCCACATGATTCAGGCTGTAAAAAAAAGATACCATCAATTCAAAAAAATAGTATTACTGCCTTCTACTTTTGATTTGTCATCTAAAACTGTTCGTGATTGGGCAAGTAATCTTCCTGATCATGTAACAGTTTTTTGCCGTGAGGAAGAAAGCTATAAACAAATGTCTCAGGTAGCGAAGAATGTTTATTTATCGATAGACACGGCTTTCTATTTTAATTTTGAAAAATACAAAAAACAAGGATACGGTAATCTCGTTTGCTTCAGAAAAGATTCCGAATCTTCTCGCAACGTTCCATTTATAAAAGACTGTCACCATAGAGAGGATTTGTCTTCTGGAAACAGTGAAGATTATAAGTATTTTTTAAACACAATAGCTAAATATGAAAATGTTTATACAGACAGGTTGCATGTAGCTATAGCAGCAACGATGTTGGGTAAAAACGTGATTTTGTATTCTAATTCTTATTTTAAAAATGAGTCTATTTTTAATTACTCCCTGAGACACTATCCAAATGTTAAATTTGAATACTTGGAGACTGTTTCTTCCGCAGGTCATGTTTCTATTGTATGTGCAATAATGAATAGAGAAGATATGTTGAGAACATCTTTGTTCTCTTGGTTAAAATTCAAAGAGATTGGCGAGATTATTATTGTTGATTGGTCTTCCAAAAAAGATTTATCTTGGGTTTTGGACATTGATGAAAGAGTTAAGTATATCCGAGTCGAGGGGGAGGATTATTTCAACATATCTCAAGCCTATAATTTAGGCGCAGATCATGTGACCAAAGATTATATTTTAAAAATGGATGTCGATTATTTATTAAATCCATATTATAATTTCTTTGATACCAATCCCGTTATGAACGGTTGTTTTTATGCTGGTAATACTTCTGATCAACAAATAGGATGGGATAACCCTATTTTTAGTTATTTAAATGGAATACTTTATACCAAAACAGAGGATTTTAAAAAAATAGAAGGATACAACGAAAACTTTCAGGGTTATGGCTATGATGACGATGAAATATACGAAAATCTACAAAAGATAGGATTGGATAGATTAGATATTTCATATGATTACTCAGTTATGCATGTTCCACATCCTTCAAATTTTAGAACATCTAATTATCAAAAAAATCTTCCTGATAATAGAAGTGTTATTTTTAAAAAAAGAAGGATTGTGGAATGGGACTTGTGCGAAAAATCCAATAGATATACTTTAGCAAAGATCAAGCCATTTGGAATATCTATAGATAAAAAAAATGATTCAAACTGGTATAAATTTGAGGACGAAGAAGAATATGATTACACCTCTGCATGCTTAGAAGGCGATATTGATTATTGGGGCCTGCATCTAAAAGGGAAAATGCCAGAAAATGGTATTTACAAAATAGAAAGCGGCATTGTTTTTGATGATGGAATGAGCATTTGCCCCAAAACATTAAAACCGTTTATTGATATTTATTGGTTTACTGATAATAGACACGAAAAATTATCTAAAAAACTATACAACAGAAAAACGAATAATTTAATTTACAAAAGTGGCAAATGTTTAAATTTGTGCAGTCCTTGGGCTGATATTAATTATGGTCATTTCGTACTAGACTCTATAACAAAGTTAGAGATTGTGGAGGGTTGCTGTCCATTAAAGATTGATGAGTTCAATTATATATTGATGCCGACTTTTAAAAGTAAAGAATCTGGTATGTTGATTGATTTTTTTAAAATACCACGAAATAAAATTCTTTATCCAACTTCTGATCGTCAATATCAATTTGATGAATTATATACTCCGTCTCTTCGCGGTGGTCCAGCAATTACAAAACCTAAATCAGTAGATAAGATTAGAGAAGCTTTCGATGTAAAAAATAGAAAACCAACAAAAAAACTTTACATTAGTAGAAAAGGTTTTTCTCGCAATATCGCAAATGAGGAGTCTGTATGGAGCGTTTTAAAAGATTATGGTTTTGAAAAGATAAATCCAAAAGAAGTAGAAGACTGTCCACAATTATTCAATGAAGCGTCTATCATTGTTGGACCACATGGAGCAGGATTAACCAATATGATTTTCTGTCAATCAAACACGAAAATAATAGAATTAATGCCCCATTCCCACCGATACACTTGGTATTTAAGTTTGGCTCATGCCTGTGGTTTGCCTTATCATGGTTTGATCTGTGGAGATCAAGATTCTTTTCTTGTAAATATAGAGAAACTTAAAAACATTTTAGATTCAACGCTCGAAGAAAAAAACGCTGAAAATTCTTGACTCAGCGATTATTTTGGAGTAAAGTCTCCATAATGAAAAAGAAGACACTGCTCCGAGAAAACAAGAAGGATATTTCTCGGTGTCCCACATATATTTTGGGCGACAATCACGGCAAATATGACTCGCTTATCAACAAACTCGAATCCTACGATATTAAGGATTGTACCCTCATTCATGTTGGTGATGGAGGTGAAGGATTTATCAGTCCTGAAAAACAACTACGTCAGTTTGAATTGCTGAACAATCGTTTCAAAAAGCGTAATATTCATTACCTGAGCATTCGAGGTAATCATAGTGATCCTGCTTATTTTAAGGGTCAAGTTGCTCTTTCCAATTTTGAA